TGGTGTACCTTGTTTAGTGGTAACGCCCTCAGTCAACTCTCTGTATGACTTCAAGGCTGGTCTTATCGCCAATGGTGCTGCACTTTCGAATGCTCTATCATATCTACCTTCATTTAAGTATTTAGATGTATCAGTTGCCACTGTATGTCCTAAATCACCTAACGGGCCAAACAAGTTCCACCATCCTTCCAGCTTAGGCATTTGAAGGGACATAGAACCTTTTGTACGCACGTTCATGAGGCTAGGCATACCTTCGTCCAGAATTTGCATAAACTTGTTCTTATCCTTATCTGGACCCTCTCCGAAAGCTAACCGAAGTAAGGCAGAAATTAATGCTGTAGCAATCGTAGCCTGTGCTCCACCTAACAGTAAGTTAGTTGCAGCATGTTGAGCTACCGCAGCATATTCCTTTTCTCGTATAGCATCCATTACCAAAGAGTGTTGAGTAGCTTGGTATTTAGTGAAGGTAGCAAAAGGTTTGAAGAATCTCCCTACTGGCCCTGATAGAGCAGTAAGAACACCTGATTTACTATAGTCACCGTTAGCAGCAGTAGATACTTCGACTGCCTTTGTAATCAACTCCTTTTCTTCCATGGTTGGGTTCTGCTGCTTCAATAGGTTGTAAGATGATACAATTGAAACAACTCGTACAAATGCCTCAGATTTATTCATGAAAAAGAATGCACCATTCATTGCCGTTTTAGCAAAACTATCTTGTTGACCAACTAAGTCTGATGCAAGTTCATCCGCAAATTGAGGGTTTGCAAGGTTATCCTTCTCAATCTGCTTGAACAAGTTCTCATATTCAGTAGGTACTTCCTTTTTCATTGCAAACAATAAAGTATTCTTAGTTGCTTCCTTTATTGCTTCCGCTGATTCAGTTCTAGTAATACCTTTGATGAATGTTTTATGCGCCAAAGGTAATCCTGTTGTTATATTTGTTAAGTTTACTAATGCAGTATGACCACGTAAACCAAGGTAGGTTACTGCCGCTGCCCCATTCAAACCTGAAATAATCTTATCTGCTTGATCTGGAATCCTCATATATTCCTTAACAAAGGAATCGAAATCTTTAGCAAGTTGTGGATTATTTTCTCTATCAAGTTGTGTCTGTAATGCACGAAGCTCGTAATCTAGTCTATTACCTCCTACATTTGCTCTATAGTCTGTATAAGTATCCTCTCTACCCAGGAGAGAATAGATACCTTTCGAGATGGCATCATGTCTACTTAAGGCAGTTGCCATATTGAAATTTAGGTTAGGAATCTGTCTACCTACTGCTGATTCAGAAATCAAAGGTACCTGTTTTGCTCGTTCATCTAAACTAAGGAGTTTACCTTTTATCTTAAATACAGAAGGTATATCAAATGCCAATAACTTATCAAGTCTAGCGAGTTCTTCCTTAATCCTCTTTAAGTCCGCACCTTCTTTGGTTAGCCTGTTTACATTACTGGAGATTGCAAGAATCTCATTATAGTCTGATACATTGTTGAATGATGTTTCCTCTTTTAAACTGAATGTATATCCTTTATCAACTAAATTAGACTTAAATAGTTCAAACGTTGCTCTATCATCAGATGTTTGAATGATAGGAGGTTTTGTAGCATGAACTGCTGTATAAGTAAATTTACGTGGAGTTACACTACTAGGGAAGAAGTTACTCCTATATCCATCAAGTAAACTAATAACTTCATCAGGAGTTAACATATCTCCATTAGAATAATACTGTTTAACTTGACCACCATTCTCTGTTGAACGAACTATATCTGCTTCAATTCGTTTTTGAGTTTCATCAATAATTCTTCCTACAGTAGTTCTTACTGCCTTAACTGCTTCACGCAATTCAGGATTAGCAATGGTTAGCAATTCTACATCTAACAATGCTTCAATAGCCTCTGATTTCTTATTGAATGTATTCAGTACGTTTCCATTATCTTCAATCTGGTAATCATTACCATTCTTTACCATGATGAATCTTGGTTCACGTTGTACATCATCTAAATATTTAACTGTCTTCTCGTTTATCTCCTTACTTAGATTCTTCAGTTTATAAGTCTCTCCATTCTCACCTTCATTCTTACCGGAGAAGAAATCCATCAAGGTTGCCTTATTAGAATCTGCTTGTGAAAATATTCTATGAGATCGTAATGTCGCATCATCCTGTCTGAATTTACTAGGCAGGGTTGTAATCAAGTTATTAGCAGCTTTTATAATTCCACCCAAAGCATTGAGAAGATTCTTCCCTTGCCCTTTATAGGTATTTTTAAAAGTATCTAAATCCTCAAGTACAACGTCTTCGAAAGTAGCATTCATAGAATGCTGCATTTCTTTAACAACTGCATTCTGTTCTTTAGTTCTATCGAAAATACGTGTTCCGTTCTTAGCAAAGGAGTATTGTTCGATAACTAAAGTACTAAGAGCAATTTCAGCTAATGTGCCACTCTCTAACATACCTTTTTCATTAAGTAGTTTTTTGAATAAAGGTACTTTTGAAAGAATTTCTACTACAGTCTCTTTTATCTTAGCTAAGTATGATTTAGTTGCTTCACTGGTCACACTATTATTTCTAATTTGCGTCGTTATGAATGCAGCAACTGATTCTTCCATTAATGTTTCGCCAGTATATCTACCAGCTATAAACTTATCAACTTCGTCAGTAATCTTTCTCAACTCTCTCTTCTTAGCACTAGAAGCAAGTTCTTTAGTACTATAATTCTGGATTGTTTTATACTCATCTATAAGTTGCTGTTTATAAGGAGCAAGTCTATCCCTTAAGAGTCTATGAAGATTTTCATGCCCGATGATCTGCATGATATAACTATTCTTCACAGCAATTTCATCACTTCTTCCAGTATTCTTTAACTTATTACTAGTTAATCTACCAATTTCTTCAGCAAATAAAGCAATGAAATTCTCATTAGGATTGTATAACCCAGGATTTATACCACCCTCAACTTTAATAGAATTAGATTTACCATTATATATTTTTTCGTACTCTGCTCTATTCTTGAATACTTTAATTGATCCACTCTTCTCTAGTAACTGTGGTGTAGTTTCAAGAATATCAGCAGTAGTATTCAATATTCCAACTACAATAGGATCAGTAGTAGTTTCAAAACTACTCTCTAAATTTAGTTCTTGTACTTCAGGACTAATTACTTGAACTTTAACTGGTTCAACCTTCTTAACTGGTTCAGCCTTCTTAACTGGTTCAGCCTTCTTAACTGGTTCAGCCTTCTTAACTGGTTCAGTCTTCTTAACTACTTCAACTGCTTCTCCCTTGCTGATCTTATCCAGCTTGATTCTTGCATCTCTTGTTAATTGTTGCATTTCAGCTAGAGAAGTTTTTCCAGTAGCAATCTTACGGAAGACATCACTAATAACTCTATCTTCAGCAGTCTTTCTTGATAAGGATGCATCAATTGCTTTAGCCTGTTCAACTAGATTAGTTGATTGAACTAATACTTTTATAGATGATTCAAGGGTAGACTTCACCCTACTAGGAGTCGTATCTATCTCCTTACGGTTTGCACGTAGTTGATCCTTGAGTGATTCTGCTACTCTATACGCACTATTTGTCTTCCTCGATAACCCTGCCAGAGTTTCCTGTGCTTTAGTTGGATTACCAACCAGGAGGGAATTTAAGGCATTAACGACGTTAATCTCGTTGTTTGTTTTCGGTTTAAAGGAGGTGATAACATCCTTTAGATTCTCAATTTTGGTCCCTTCCTTAATTCCCCTTGTGGCACTTCTGAGTTGATTGACAAATGGGCTTAGGTCAACATCCTTCTTTTGTGCTTCAGCAACCAATAATTTAGCAAAACCAACTGCTCTACCTTCGGCAGTAGCTGATTTCGTCTCTGCCTCAATAAATTTTGCATTAGCTTCTGCAACTTTACCTTCGTTCAGTTTTGCTATACCTTCATTAGTAATTCTAGCAAACTCCGATTTACCTTGAACAGGTTCTATCTGGTTGGTAACTCCTTCTTCATATGACTTAAAAACATTAGGATCAATTGACTTATTTTTTACCTGCTCAATGAACTCAGCATGTTTCGGTACTTCAGGAGCTACATCAGTTTGAACAGCTTCAGGAGCTACTTCAGTTTGAACAGTTTCAGAAACTACAGGAGCTACTTCAGGTGCAGCAGCTATAGGAGCTACTTCAGGAGCTACTTCAGGTGCAGCAGCTTCAGGAGCTATAGGAGCTACTTCAGGTGCAACAGCTTCAGGAGTTTGACCAAGGGTTTTTAAAGATTGAATAGCATTCTTAGCACCATCTTTATCACCTTCTTCAAATCTCTTAGCAATTAGATGTTGTACTTTACCAACTTCAGTAGTTGTATCAATTGTATCTAAGTATTCCTTAGTAATAGGTACTCTGTCTCCATCCTCTAGGAATGTAAGTGAATTAGTTAATTGTTTTGCAGCTTTCTTAGGATCATTACTAATCTCTGAAAGCTGGTTCTCAATTTTCTTATATGAAGTCCCTATAACATCTGCAACAGGAATACCCTTTGCCATGTCAGAAGGTTGTAAACTGACTGCGTTAGTCTGAGGTTGAACTGTAGGTTGAGTAATAGCAGTTATTGTAGGTTGAACAACTTGACTGCCTTGTTGTAGACGTGCTTCAGTTGGTGTAAACTCAAATCTTTGAGATACTTCACCAGTTTGCATATCTGTAACATCAGCTACAGGTTTAGATGTAAACCCTTCTGGATTTGTTATTAAAGCTCCATTTTTTACAATAGTTGAAGATTCAGGAACTTCAATTTTAGCAGTTTCAGCAACACCAGCATTTGATAAAGAGAACTTTGTACGTTGTTCAAGTGTATCGAGGAATGCTTGCTTACCTTCAGAAGGTAAAGCATCTAACTGTGAGCGAAGGTTATTAGCTCTGAGTATTGCATCAGGAGTCATTATAGGATCAAGATCAGACTGCTTGATACCATAACGACTTACTATATCATCCCCTGCTGCATAGATAGCACTCTTTGTAGTATCAGAAAGATTCGATACCCTACCAAGGAAGTCAGTTTTTTGATCAGATGATAGAATCTCAAAGTAATCGTACTTAGACTGATTTGGTCGTAATCCTTGTTCATCCTCAGAGATATTCTTAGTTGAAGCAAGAATCTCAGTGTTGATAGGGATCATCTCACCCTTCTCAGCATATCTATTAGCTAAGTTAACCCAATTCTGTGCAGCTTCCTTATCACCACCTAATGTATCAGACAGTATATCACCTGTCCTCTGGATGGCTTGAGCACGTACTGTAGAATCTTCACTATTAATACTATTAATCAGTTGACGTGACTGAACAGTATTTAATGTAGAAGCTGCACCACCAAGACCAAATGAAAGAATTGCAGATGATACAGCAGTATCTTTGAAACCTTGTAGAGTAGGTCCATCACCTACACCAAATGATTTATCTGCTTTACTTTGAATGTAGTAGTTTGCTAACTCTGATCCAACCTCAACAGGCAATTCAACTGCAACACCTTTTAGTATGTTACCAACCAGAGAAGATTTGAGTGTTTGAGAAATAGTGGTAGATACTGCACCACCAGTAAGTTTCTTAGCAAGACCACCTACAAGACCACCTGGAATTGCATTACCAATAGCTTCTGTACCACCTTCACTAATACCCTTAATCAAAGCGAGATTATGTGCATCTTTATCAGATAGACCACGTGCTTTAGCTGCATCACGTTCAATAGCATAGGTACCACCACCCATTATAGCACCAGCAGTTAGTCCAGTTGCTGCCATAGCACCAGCAACTCCACCAATAGGAGCAGCTAGAACAGCAAGAGGGATCATAGCCAGTGACATAGGTGCAGATTCTATAGCACTTAAGGATTGTTGAGCAAAGTAATTACGTTTTTTAGCGTCATAATCACCCTTCAAGTAGCCAGCGAATTCCTCCCTTGCTGACTTAACCTCATCCATACCAAACTGACCAGCTTTAGTGATGCTTTCAGAACCTACCAATTCACCTATAGAGCGAGTACCACCATAAATATTTTCAAGAGTAGATAAGGCACCACGGTTTAAAGCCCTTCCTGCTGCCTGTGCGTAGCTTAAATCAACTCCTGCATTGTTGAGTGCCTCTGACTTAGTTTTTTCATCTAAGGTGCCAAAATCAGGACGTGACGAAACAAAGCTACGGAACTCTCTATCCGTAGCTGCTCGACTCTTTTCTTCCTCGGTTAGGTTAGTATAATTAGGAATTAAATTACTTGCACTAACTCCTGCATATGCCTCTGCTTTCTTATCATCTTGATTGAGAGATTTATTCTGTGCTATACTAGCCTGTGTTGTAGGTGATAAACCTTGGAACATTTCTGATCGTTCCAAAACCTCGAAAGGTGTATCAGTTACTATTTTATTAAATAACTGGTTACGCTTTTCATCCTTTTGGATTTGATCTTCAGCCTTCTGTGCTTCTATAGCTTTCTGATCGTAGAGAATCCTTACTTTAGCTCTACGTAGAGAATCTTCAGGAGTTAATGTTATAGGATCAGCATTGAGAAGACCTTGTGCCTCTGATTCAAGCTGAGTTCTTTCCTGGTTAGGATCAACTGTCTTAGGTATAATAGCATCAACCTTCTCAACTTGTGTAGATGGAGAAAATTTCTCATATGTAGGTTTAGTTTGTTCAGATGGAGTTATTCCAACTGGATCACCAACCAGAGAAGAACTAGGGTTAAGTATATCCTCATCTTTATTAAATCCTAAACCTTGTGCCATGTTATCTTCCTAATCCTTGAATTTTTTGTTCATCCTCAGAGTTTTGAGCAGTCAATCGGTTAGCTTCACCGAAATCACCACGTCGAGTAGCTTCTTTAATTTTATTAGCTATATCTGTTGCAATTTTTAAACCTTGAGTCTCTTGTGCTTGTTTCGTAAGTTCTCTATTCTTTAACTCTTCCTGATATCTGATATAGTCAGGGTTTTCATTCTGTGCCTGTTTTAAACGTTCAGTTTCTTGTTTATATTCAGGAGTTGACTTTCTTTTTTCAGCTTGTTTCTCTTCATAATCCTGTTTAATAATCTGATTTGTTTTCTCTAAATCAGGGTTAAATGGTATAACGATGTCAGGTTTCTTAGTTGAAGATTTTGGCTCTGGAACATTGATAGGCGCATCCCCATAATATCCCTTTTGTCTTGGATTAAGAGATTGTTTATAGTCTTCAGCAGTCATATCAATTTGTGGTGCATCAGATGCTTGTAAACCACTCTTACCGAGAAAAGGTAGAATCTTATTAGCTACTGAATCATCAGGAAAGTATTTAATATTCTTAGAGGCTCTCATTATGCACCACCTAGTCCCGTACCTTCAAGTTCTGCTTCTTGCTTCTTTCTTAATAGTTCTAACTTATCTTGATCAGCCTTTGCTTTAGCTTCTTTAGCAGCTTTATCTACATCTGCCCTTTCCTGTTGAATGACTAAACCCTGCATTTTTGGTAACATAGCTGTCTGCTGATTTATTAAAGCAGTTTCCTGTCTCTTTTGTTCTAATCCCTGTTGGAATCCTTCAGTACCACCAACTAAACCACTAGGGGAGTTAATCAATCCCGTTTTTGGATCATACCCAACTCGTTCTTTCTGCCTATTATCGAATTCAGTAGCTAAACGACCTAACCCTTGTTCACCAGCTAACTTCTGCTGCTCAAGTTGTGATTGGGTCTGCATTACTGTCCTTCGATTAGCCCCAGTCTCTTGCATTTTGACTGCATCAGCTTGAGCTTGACGTGTTGCAGCACCTTCAGCAGCTTTAGCTTCTAATTCATTCTGTTGAGTTAGTAATTCTTGCTGACGTTTCTCATCTTCTCTATTCGCTACAATGCCACGTGTTTGTGCTCTCGCAGCATCAGAAATTTCTCTACTTACTATACCTGGCATTTTATTCCTCGTTATAGGAGTGTTGTTCTGAAAGACTATTACTAAGTGATTGCGACTCTGAGAACTGTCGAGATACACTCTCACCGATTGTAGCAGAAGTATTTACTGCATTCCATGCTGAAGCAGTCAACTGTGATCCAACATTAGCAAGGGATTCTTGACCTTTAAGAGCCAACTCATTAATCGAGGTATATCCTCTTGTAATCGCCTCAACCTCTGCTACTGCCTTTTGCAGGTTAAAGTTGGCTTGCTGAATTGAAGCCTCAATTTCTTTAACTTTGATATCATAATATTGACCATAAACTACAGTTTCGGCGTTATAGGCTGAAATATCTGCTTTATACCCTTCAACTACTGCACCTGTTTGAGCCGTCAACATCTGTATCAAAGATGAATATCCAGCCAGTTCTGCTTTATACCCTTCAATAACTGATTGATTCTGTTGAATATCAGCTTCTGAACGTGCAGTATATACAGAAAGTTCAGTTTTCTTAGCCTCAACCTCTGCAATATAAGCACGAACTTGTTCAGAGTAAACAGATGCTTTAGCTTTTTCTGCTTCTACTTCAATTCCATAAACTTGGAACTGACTCTTCTCTGCATCAAGTCTTGCAACATACGCCTCAGTCTCCATTTTGAATGCCTCTAACTTCGACATTTCAATTTGAAGAGCTATTTTAACTGCATCCATTTGTGCAGTATATAGGCGTACATGAGTTTCTACAGCAGCTACTTTAGTTTGATATACTTCAACTAAAGTCTTCTGAACTTCTGCTGTAACTTTTGCACTCTCTACTTGAGCCTTAAAGATTTCAACTTCAGTAAGAGCCGCTCGTACTTGAGCCTCATACACTTGAGCTTCAGCTTTATACTGCTCAAGGTATGTATTGTACTGTTGTACTTGAGCATTATAGATTGCAACCGCTGAGTTAACGATAACTTGAGCCGCTTGTAATGACCTATTAACTTGTGCATCATGAAAGTTCCTTAATACTCCTTCAATCTGTACTGCCTTCTCCATAATGAACTGTGTGTTCTTCTGTGCTAAATCAGCCTGTGCGATAGCTATCTTCTGGCTGGTATCACTGTTATTTCGTGCAATCTCTGATGAAATTTCAAGGAGTCTACCAGCAAATGCACCTGAAGGAAGTCTGAATCCCCTAGCTGCGAAATATGTTTCAGTTTCTTTATAGAGTTTGTCATTTACTGCTTGTTGTCGAAGTAAAGCATTAGCCCATATATCTGCTTCAACCTCTACAGCTAGACCAGTTCCACCATTCTTAAGTCCATATAGAACGTTATTCAGTAGATCATTCCATACCTCTGAATTATAGGGTGACTCCTCCCATGAGAAACCTTCTGGTACTTTAACAGTGAACTCTGGTAGAGTACTGTCGAATACTGGGATAGAGATAGAAGGTGGAGCAGGTAACAGTATATCAGCAAAGTTAGGTGCATCAGGTAATGTAATAGCTGGTGCAACAGGAACTTCAGGCTGTACTATAACTGGTACATCTCCTGGTTCAGTTATATTACTCTTTACTGGTTTCTCTATATCACTCCATACTGGTGCATTAGCTGTTAAAGAAGGTAGGCTAATTTCAGGGATAGCTGAAATAGGGAGTAATGTTGGTAATGAAGGTGTAGACGTAGGCCAATTATTAGGTAAGGTAAGTGAACCAAATGAAGGTCTACTTCCTACATCTATAACAGGAATTTCAGGAGTTGTAATATTAAGACCTGAAGTATCGGGGAGTACTAAATCCTTAATGATATCAGAGATGCCATTAAGGTATACTTTAGTATTTTCATATACCTCAGTAGACACATTAGACATCTTACCGAATTGCTCAAGAACAACATTATCGGCACTTGTATTTGCTTGAATATTGGAAATACTAACATTGTCTACAAAATTTCCAGCCATGAAGAAACCTCAAAGTTAAATTATACAGTAAAGTATGTATAAATTGTTATAAATCAAGTTATAATGTTAAAGTAGGTGAAGATTCATCTACTAAATTTCGTATGGTTGACCAATTTACTTCTTCTATTACTCTTTTACCTGATATAGGATCAGGTAGAGCAGTAAAAAATCTCTGCTTTATTTTCTCTTGTGATGTATATAAAATATAAATTAATGAGGCATCATAGTTAGATTTCACTAATACAGGAGATTGACATACAGCAGCTTCTGAACCATTAATACCCCATAAAGTGGGAGCACCAACTGAACCGTATTGAGGGGCAGGAAAATGGTATTCATTATTCTCATCTCCTGCTAATAGACATAGCATAGGTACACCTTCCGCAGTAACAGGAGTTGGTTCACTGGCTGTGTCAATTACTTTAGTCATACCATCTACATATAATAATAAATAGTTAGTTTGTAATTCAGGTTGTACTAATATAGGTGGAACGCATTGTAATAGTGCATTACTATTACCATCAGCATATCCATCACATATAATTTCTCCTAATCCAATTCTTGTACAATGGATAGTCCCACCACATGAAGAAGATAAAGAGGGATCAGATTTTGTATATAGTAAAACTTTCTTATTAGCATCTAAGTATTTAATACTACCTCTACTAGCTCCAACATTAATATGTTTATAAAAAGTTAAGTATTCTTCATAAACAAAATTAAAAGCATCATAACTATAATCAGTACGAGTTGCGTTAAAATCTTTTGGTCTTCTATCCATACTTACAATCTCATTTCTGAATATCTCCTCCCCATTTAGGAGCATAATACCAGTTCTTTGAAATCCGACTTCTTCACTACCACCACTTTCTGTAGAGGAAACTGTAACAGAGTGCCAAGATGTACCACAGTAATAAACCCCTTCAGATAAGGTACACATACTACTATAAGGATATAAAGGATGTGTAAACGTTATATCATAAATAGGGTAAGTATTGTATTGACCACTAAAAGCACTTGTTCTATATTCTAACTTAAAACCCGCTATATCAATCAAACTATAAGATGCCTCATCAAGATATTTAGCCTGATCAACCACTTGATTACTATCTACAATATACTCCCACGTAAAAACCTCATCAGGCTGTATTATCTCAAAACATGGACCAGTTGGTACACCACTAATAATCTGATCAATTTGACATGATGATTCACCAACTATAGAATGCATAGTAAAACTACCTACATATCCTCTTTCACCTATAGTTTCAACAGTTATTATATTTGAATCTTCTAATCTATGAGTCTGTGAATAATTATATAAGCTACGTTCTAATCCTATTAATTCTATAGAAGAATTCTGTAGTTGTTCATAATCCCAATCATTCCCCCAATTATTATCTTGAAATTTAGCTGTTTCAGTTTTCCATGGTCCTAGAGTAATAGTGAGATCACATGAAGTTTGTGGATCGGTTGAAGGTACTCCAAAGAGATAATGGGGAGTTGTAAAAGTAAATGAGAATCTACCCTCTCCGTGATGCTCAATAGCAGGTGGACAAAATCCAAAATAAGGCGGATTCGTATATATTAGAGATATACCACCATTATTAATATCCTGAAACTGAGTCTGTGCTCTATGTACTGTATCATAACCTATCTGATTGGGTTCATGTTTAGTGAAAACACAGGTACCATCCATTTCAAGGGACATTGAGTAATATCGACCATTATCTAAATCATGCCAACATGTTGTATTACCCCATTGTGTATTACGAGCGAACTTAGATTGGTCAATTACTCCGTCTTCTCCCCTAGCGATACACATGAAAGGCAAAGATACTAATTTCTCACCATCATGATATATGATATAGAAGTTATTAGGATATTTTAATGTTTGGTAATTAGTCCAAGGAAAGTAACTTGATCTTCCTTGTGGAGTCTTATTACCCCTTGAATACGTTATTAACTCACCTTCGAAGGTTAATGAATTACTTACTACACCATCTATAAACTCTATATCATCGTTAACAAATGGGCCTGAGAAATCTTCAGAAATACCCATATACCCTTCTTTATTATTGATAGGTACATAACTACTATCGAAGGTAATTCTATCACTTGGTTGGACGATCAACCCCTTGAGTATTCCAACCGTTGATGGCATCTCTTCAACTACAGGAGCTAAGATAAAATATGAGTAGGATGTAACTTCATTTTCTATTGTAGTTTGGCGATATACTATAATAGTCATACCGTGACTGAGAATTAGTGATCGTGGTAAAGTACGATCTACTAATAGGGCTTCTTGATCCTCCTCAATATGGATAAGTTGTTTACTATCGTATTTAATATTATTCTGAAGATTGTACATCTGATCAGCAGAATTAAACCCTATAACTGCTGCACATTTGACAGTAGTTGACCAATCTTCAGCAGGAGTAATATACTCAACTGTGACTATATCAGTAATGAGGTTAATATGTTTTACTATAGCAAGTTTAACACAACTATTTGAAATATAGTTTAAATCCCACTTCTTAACACTTTGAACTTCAGGCATCTTTATTTCCTTGTTGGTGGAGCCGTTGGTAGCGTCGATATTTCATGATCTTGTATAAAGACTGGAATAATTCTACATTTTACAAGTCCACACCCTACTTGAGCCTCTTGGTATGCTCCATCGACCTTCTCAAAGTCTGCGAGGAGAAGAACTGGTTCACCCCATCCAAAAGAACGCTTATTTGTAATAGGGTCGATAATAAGAGGACCACTGAGATACTTATGAAATCCAGCAGATGGTATATTCTTCAAGAAAGTGAACCGTTCCTTATTATAACATAGAAGCACATCATAAAGGGTTGTAGGTATCATATGTGAATATGCATTATGGTTAGGTTGATATCGAACCTGACCGACTGACATATGGCAATTACAGAAGCATAGTTTACCCTTCTCTTCTTGGAATCGTTCTCCACCAGGATAAAACACTGTCACTTGACGAAGACTAAAACAACTCCAACACTCTATAACCAGACCATTACTATACTTAACAGTTCTGGAACTCTGTTTAAGTCCTTGAAACTGCATCTGGTTCTCAAGAATGTTCATCTGTGACTGTGCAAGACCAATGTAGGATTTACCCTTCTCTACATCTCCAGAAACAGTCACCTTGGTTGGAACCTTCATCTATGTCCTTCATTTCTCGAATTTACTAATGTCCTAATACTGTCTATAGAGAAATCTGACCCTTTAACATTGGAAATTCTAAACATCCAATATCTACCATATCCATTACGATCTATAGGAAGTCTGAATCTCTGTTGATCCTTCTTCAAGGGTTCAAAAGTAAATACTCTTTCAATCTGCTCATCTGCTGAGAGAGTTAGCTTTAAACATCCATTAGCTTCGAATCCAAAATAGACGAATCGAATTCTTTTAGGGTTTGTAATTCCGAAGTCACTTATGATAGGCTCAAAATATGCGTCAATATCAGTACCACTGTCATTAGAACATCCACATTCATATAAACCATCATTTGATGCAAACAATACTTTACCATTAAAGTTTACCATTGAGTTAAAGTTAAAATTAGTATATTGGGTAACTCCTCGTACCTTCATATTGTAATCAAATGCGAACATTAGAAGCACCTCTTATACCGTAAAATAGAACTACTTGAACCTACTCTACCTTCGTAACCAACCATGGGGAGAGTATAATCACCATCATTTGTTATTTTTAAGATATTTATTGCAGTAGCTCTAATAGACATTTTACTTAACCTATAGCTACTACTCATCACTTTACCAGCTAAACAACTGCCATTAACCACAAGATTTTTTAACCTATAATCACCTGAATTAGGATTAAGTATAGTAGCAGTTACCTTACTAATAAAAGAGGGAAGTGTATAATCTCCATAAGTGATGTTATTACTATAACCACTAGCATTTATTACAGGAGTTTTTAGGATATAATCGCAATATCCTAAATTACCTACAGTCGCTGTGGCATCAACAGATAAAGTACTAAAACTATAATCACCATATAGACCAGTAGAGCCATTAACTCCAATTGAAGGTAATTTATAATCCCCATACCCTATGAATGACCCTGAAGCAGTACCCTCAATCTTCAAGGAGCTAAGGGAATAACTTCCATAAGCACCAGAATATCCTGTATAGGATAGAGAGGGAAATTGATAGTTGACGTTTGCAGTTAATCCTGTATTACTATCAAGCTGAACCTGTGGTAGGGTAACATCGCCTGAACAATGAACTTCAGAAGTATTGGTAGCAACACCAGTAACCATCAGAGAACGTAGAGAGTATTCACCCCACATCTGTTTAGCAGTTGCAGTAGCAGATACTTGAGGATATAGTAAACTAAGACTATATGAGCCTGAACTCACAATAGGGAACACATAGGTCGTAGAACCTTCATAGGATAAAGAAGGCAGTTTTACAGAACCACCTTCTACAACCTCTTGAAAGAGTACCTCGTTACCAACTGGAGGAGTATAAAGGATTCCTGCTGTAAATGATAGTGCATTACCAGCAGGTGGTGTATAACTCATACTGGAACTCCTGTTATGTGAGCAAATACTTGATCATTTTCACACCCACCATTACATGCTTCACCGACCATTAATGCTCTAAATCTATCTGCTTGTCCACCATTAGCTGTAAAGGAGAATGATCCATCCAGAGAAGACGATACTGTAGTTCCTACTAATGAATCATTAGAAGTTTCAGAGTAAAGTCGAATTACTCTAGCTTTAGGGATATCACTAGCATCAACGCACGTTCCTGAGATGGTCACATTCGAAAGTGCGATTCCAGTAAGAACTGAAGGACTATAAAGTGCTACATCAGCCATTGTTATACCTCTCTACAAAGAAAATGTGTAGATGTACCAGCTAGTAAAAAATTTCTATAGTTTACTCCATTTAACACATAGACAAGTAAACTTGTTGTTCGAGTAGGAAGTAGAAAATTACTAAATTCCCCCTCATAAAATGCCATAAAAGGAATGGCTCCTATAGAAGTGGTATCCATTGAGTCTTTATTAGTGAAAGTAGGGGCTATTAAAGTAGTATGTAATAAATTGGCTGTCGCTTTAGCACCCGCAGCATTAATCAAACTTGGAAATCCATTTGAAAGAGGATTAGTTGTCGAGATGAAGTAAGTAACCCGTCTACTAATTTTAATACCTTGAGAAGCAGTAAATCCAGTTGCTAGTGTGTTAACAGTAACGTTATTTCCATCTATAACTGTAATTTGAGTTCTCTGAATATTCGTTCTATCACGAATGAAAATATACTTTCCAACTGACCAACTTGGAGGAACAGACGCTACCGGAATAACTACGTTAGAACCGGAAGAGATATTAGTAGCACAGGTAGTAATAGTCTCATCATAATAGGAAATATCATATTTTCCTATAAAACCAAATGTTTGTGTGCTACTGATAGTTTGCCAGATCATTATATTATTCTTACTTCCATAAACGTATAAAACAGTAGGTGTACCGGAAAATACATTAGCACCAGTATACGTTTGAGTTCCGGTATGTGCTACATTATCCCAATATAAATATCCAGCAAAAGAAATTATTGTAGCAGAGGTGTATGTGAACTTGAAGTACATATCCTCCAGACCGTTCTCACCTGGAGAGTATACAATAAAGTAATCACCGGCAGTGAGGGTATTCTCATTTACAGCATATACTGCATCGTGTAGAGTCCAACCGATACCAGAGGTTGAGTAGTCATATGTTCCACTACGCTTACAGATGAAGTCCCTCATTCTTTGGAATGCTTCACCCATAGTAGATACAGCTTGTCCAACTAAATTAGCGTATGCCATGTATCCTCCAATTAAAAAGGTGAGTAGGTACAAGTACCATACCCACCTTGATAAAGAATTAAATGTTTATAGATTAAGAAGCTGGCAGCGTAACAGTAAACGTATCAACCGTGATGGAACCATTCAAAGTTACTGAAGTGTTCGCCATATTCAATTCTGAACCACTTGTAGCGATAGCACCATCCAGACGTACTGCTGTTGCAGAAAGGCCAGTAGTTTTTGTATTGTCGTAAAATCGGAACCAACCTGCAACTCCTGTAGCTACAGCAGTACCAGACCAAACTTCATCAACATCCTTAGCAAGAACGCCAGTAGCAGCTACATCAAAGTTAATTCCATAAGTCTGTGATCCACCAACGAATGCACCACTAGACAAGGAGATGTTCCCTAACAAAGTACCAGTCTCTGCATCATCCGCTGAAGCAGGTTGCGTACCAGAGTAAAGGGAGATAACACCATTACGGAGGATACCAGAAAGTGAACCACCTTGAGGTTGAGCCAGAACTACAGTAGCTCCCGAAGATTCTGTACTAAATGAACCTGCTGCAACTTCAATAGTACCGGCAGTTACAGAAAGTACTTCGTAAGAACCGTCATTAGATGCAGAACCTTTGACAGTGATAATACTTCGCTTAACAAAGTTGCCAAGTGCAGCACCTGAATCAACAATAGTATCACGCCCACCTGTACCAGTTCCATCACCGAAAGAAATCGTTGAACCGACTACAATGGTTGGAACTGTTGCTTTTTTTCCAAGGATTGCATTTCGCAGTCCAGTAGATAATCTCTCAGCCATGTTATTATACCTCAATAGTATGAATAAATTTATAATCTTTGATTATACCTGCACCATAAGCACCATTTGCAGGATAATCAACCTTTTCTTTTGTTAAATTGAAAAATAATCCAGTTGCATGACCTAAACATGCACCTTGTTTACTAACCCACATTACGCTAAGTCCAGGAGGATATCCAATTTCACCAGCTTCTATATAATCAATTGCTACAGACCATTCATAAGCTGGATATGCAGCTACTTTAGCTTGTGTGAATTCTGAAGGATCAGTACCTCGTAAGAACCAAGTATCTTTTTGATCTGAAACAAATAACCCACCTTCTACAGCTTTCACCATTGTAATCTTACTTGAGAATTGAACAAAACATCTAGTAAGATCATATTTTCCATATGCATAAGGTTCTGACCAATAAAGAGTATCACCTACTGCAATAAAAATCCTCCCGTAGAAGTACTCAAGATGATTTCCTATAGGAGCTTCGGAAAAGTGTCTAGTTGTTTCAGCACCTACATGTTCATTAACCATCCATGGATGGGATATTCCATTAATGATCATACCATTTTCGAATCCATTAGCGTAAAATACTGTACCATCTACATCAAGGAATGACATTCGTGCTTTATTAAGTCCAGACCTTACTCCTTTAAGGGATAGATCAGTACCTACCTGCATCAGAGCGTCATCATTTGTTCTATCAAGAACTACAAAACAATCTCCACCATTGCAGTAGAGAGAATGATAGTTACCTGCTTGAGCTAGGGTATACCCCTTCCTTCGGGAGATACGCCCTGTCACATCTAAAGTAACATTAACAGCTACCCCTAATTCAGATACTCCTGTCTTAGGGTCATAAGCAATCCGTACTGGATCAACTTTTGTATTTAGACCTGTAGAACCTGTAAGAATTTTAACGTTATTCATATTAAATCCACGAAGACCGTCGATCAGGTTCAGGTCTTGATTGCCCATTATCAATAAAATTATCAATCATGTCTAATGCTTCGTAAAATTCACCCTTGTAATAGTCAGAGTTAACTTTTCGACCTTCAACGCCATCTTCTATAAGAGCAAATAACTTCCAAAGTGCATATCCAACCAGAAGAGGACGATGTAAAGACGTGGGAATACAATTCGGTACGTCATCATCATTTACCAAGGTATCAGGGGATTTATAGAACTTGCAGAAGATAGAAGTTGGTACTTTAGGGATGGGATAATAATAGATTCTACTTCCCTTCAACACTACGACTTCTATATTACCAATATCAGTTCCAAATTCGATTCTAGGAAAATCCCACCATACAGCAGACATAGAGTTTCGAATTGGAACGATGCGATCAGATGAGTAACATCCGTATAGATTACGTGAATATGCCCATTCTGTAGGAATCTGAACGTAAGAAACTGAACCTGAATCAACAGAACCACTCGATTCTAGTTCAGGCAATAAAACTGTATCAGCTATTAGACAAATTGCTTCATTGATAAGAAGATCAATTGAATCATCTGTGATAGAGCTATCTTGAAGTGTCGTGATAACTTCAGTTCTAATATTTGATAACGTAGGCATTAGTCACCCTCTTTTTTGAATCTTCTTAAGCTGGTTTAGGTTTACGACCACGTTTAATTTTGATAGCCACTTTCTCAGTTACAACAGGAGTACCAACAACTTCTGAGATTTCAGTCTCATCTCCTGTCTCTTCAACTACCTCAGTAACAGCTACTGTTTCAGTGACTGCGGTAGAAACTGTGACCTTAGTTACTTCCGTGACCTCAATCTCGTTATCTTCTGTATCAACGAGTGCGAACGATAGAGGACAATCTCTCAGTAGGATAACTGCATCTTCATCTTCTACATCCGCAGGGAATGTATAAGACTTTGATAGTCCAACATCATAAGAGAAACTCTCTACAATACCAAGATACTTAATTCTTTTCATAAGATACCTTAAGAAGGGAGGTACTTCGGTACCTCCCTATAGAGATTAGATAGACGGAACGTAAGAATCGTGAGCCATAACACCGAATGCCTTACTATTGAAGACAGTCTTCTTAGCACCCATGATAGTACCGATTGTAACAGCAGTCTGATTACCACGGTCATCAGGCATCTCATTCCAGGAGAATCGAGAGTTAACACCTGTACCATTACCGAAAGCAACTACACCAGCCTGAGCACCAAGGAACAGAGCACGTGCAGCAGTTACATCACCACCCGTACCGTAGTCATCAAAGGTAACTACGTTCTTGTTGCTGTGCAGAACTACACCAGCATACTCACCGAGGGCATTCTTGAAGATTTTATTACCATCTCCACGTACACCAGCGGCCAACTGAATCTGCGACCAATCGTTCTCAGTTGTAGAAATACGCAACTGATACTCTTGGAGGGTGTGCATCAGGAAAACAAACTTCTGCTCTCCCTCAACAACTACAGGAGTCATAGCAGGAGTAGCCAATTCTGCCTTAGCAACCAACTTATTAATATCAGCAAGAGTCATGATACTATTGGCAGTTGTCATATCAGCTTTACCTGTAGCAGTACCAGCAACTGAATAATGACCTGCATCAGGTGCCTGAAGTGCGTTACCAGCAAAACCAGTCCATGCGTAAGGGATCAACTCGTTACCACCCATACCACGTGCGCCAGCAAGGTAATACATAATCATACGATCAATAAACTCAGCACCCCAGATAGCCAACTGATCACGTGCAACAAGACGAATAGCCTTATTGAGATCAACTCGCTGTTCTGACATTTTACCAGCAGAAACTACTGATTTACGAATCTGATCAATGAACAGATAGTCAGAGAAGGTAGCCAATGCTTCTTCAGCAGTTGCATCACCCTCGATGATACCGTCACCAACCATACCATAACCAACCAACTTCATCAAAAGAGGGAACGTAATTTTGTCACCCTTACCTTTTGCAAGTTCCGTAAGAACTACGATAATACTGTCCATTTTAGCTGACATGAACTTATCAAAATACATCCGATCTTGTGCTTCTTTTGCAAGAGAGACAGACCATTTGTGTTGAGTTAGAGCATTACCAGTGAGAAATTCTGTAGTAGCCATTTTAAAATTCCTTATTGTTTAGGTAAAATTACCTATTAATCGAAAAGATAGGCATCTTGTTGTGCCTTCGTTAGTTTGGAGAAATCTTTTTCACTCAATACCTTACCAGAGAAATCATCTGCTTTACGACCTGAATCTGGGATATCATCCAATGTGACACGACCAGATTTTTGGTTAACAAACTTCTTAGTAAGGGTAGAAGTTACTTCTGCCTCAATTTCTTTACGAACTTGAGCCTTAATACTCTCTACATCAACCTTCTCACCTGAACTACTCATAACAGTAAAAAGGGTTTTCATCAATTCAGCAGCATGTCTACCAAGAAGTTGAGGTTCTTTACCACCGGGAAGAATTACTTTGGTAGCAGGATTGGTCAAGTAAAACATATCTTCACCAAAACCATGGTCTATAGCAAACTGAGTCAATTTTTCACGTACTGGTTGTTTATCATCAAAAATACCTGGCACCAGTTCTGCCATAAGATCGACATTATTCTGAACTTGCTCCTGCTCATAAATTGCAGTCTGCGATTGTTTCTTTTTAGCTTGATCAGCTATAGCAGCTTGTTCAGCTTGAAACGTTCTATAATCATCCAATCTATCACGGTACATAAGTGCTTCAGTAGGGTCATCTGCCGCAAGGTTTCGGAATTCTTCTTTAGAAAGAACTACAAAATCCTCAAATCCAGTTTTCTCTACAGTAACTGCCTTTGCTGCAAGTTCTTCTTTAGCTTCTTGAAGTGCAGCTTTTAGAAACTTAATCTCCCCACGTGCTTCATGTAAAGCAGCTTTGGGAACGTAGTCCTTTGGAGGTGCAGTAGGTTTTTTCTCTTCTACCTTGGGTGTTTCCTTAACCTCTTCCTTAGATTCAACCTTGGATTCGGTTTTAGTCTCTACCTTCGGTTCATCGACCTTTGCAGTACCAAGTAAGTCATCATCTGAGATTTCCTCAAAACCATATTCATTAGGTTCGACTTTCTTAGCTTCCTCTTTTGTTTCAGCTACTACAGGTGCAGTCACTTCAACTGGTGTAGTTACTTCAACTTGTGTAGTTACTTCTACTGGTGCAACTGAAACGGACTCTACATTTGTTTCCATGTTAACTCCTTTTACGTCTCGATGGACGAAGTTTAGATTAATTTTACGCCATCATCTATGGCGAATACTACAGTTTTACAGTTTAACGTCTTGATGGACGAGTGTCATACTGCTACTAATAAGTATTGATCAATACCTTGTCAAGAATTAAATTCCATTTCCTGGAGAATTTGGAAAAATTCTATCAAAATTATCACGAAATTTCTGATCTGCTTCAGGATCATGGTCTTGATTCCACATTTTAAAGTTCTTTCCTGAAGGAAGTTCTCTATGTGAACCATAAGATTCTTGTGCTTTCTTACGGAATTTCTCGTCTCCATGTTTCTTGTAATACGCACCTACTGATAAAGCCATTATTCACCTCCTAACATTTGATTTGCTAAATTTGATCCAGCTTCGACTGCTTTAACACTAGCAGTAGTTTTTGCTGCTTCAGCCCTAGCTATTGCATCTTGTGCATTAGCATCCATTTGTCTAATCTCAGCTTCTTTACGTTGAAGATCAAGTTCACGTTCTTTATCAATAAAAGCCTGTTCACGTGCAGCAGTTGCAGCCTGTTCCATAGCTTTCTGCTGATTTAGCTGATCTTTCTCATCTTCTGTCATATCATCTTCAGAAGTATCCATTCCAGTAGCTGCTTTAATCTGTTTAAGAATCTTATCCTTATCTGGAATATCGGAAAGTTCCAACATCAGATTAACCATCGGACCAATTGCTTCAGGTGGTGCCATCTTAATTGCTGAACTCAAGAATTCGATATTCTTCTCACGTAAAGTATCTGTCATTGGTTTAGATGCTGCAACTAAATCAAAACGTGCTTGAGTAATATCATTTTTAACAACTATAGCACCAGCTTTGTCATCGTAGACAGTTTGATTAATCTCAATCCACTTCTGAGCACCACTTACTCTATCAGTAACACGTAAAGTTTTTGGTGCAGTCCATGACTTCTGAATTAAAGGCATGATACGTTCCCCTAACATACGGAGAGAGCGTCTTTCATTCTCCATTAGGGAAGCAGTCATTGTAGCTGCTGATTGTTGTTTACGTTCAACTGCTACACCTGATTGAGATGCATAAGTGTTGTATCCAAGTGCTTCATCATTCGCACCTGCAATCTCCTTAATCTCACGTTCAGATTGGTTAAGGAGTTCAAGCTGAGGACTAGACAATTGACTTAAATCTTGAATACTAACCTTATCTAACTTACCTTCCTTTACTACAATGAACGCATCAAACCGATTAGCTTCTCTATATGCGTTTTCTTCATCTTCAACTGCCTTCTCTTCAATAATAACACGTCTGGAGTTAACTAAGGCAAGGGCGGTACTTCGTCTTTTGTTAACTTCTTCGTTTTGTCCTTTAATTTGTCTTGGTATTCCAAATGGTAAGTTAAATCTATCCAGATAACCAACATAAGGAATGAAAGGAAATTCATCATACGGGAAAGGCGTTGGATCATCTTGCAAAAGAAGTTCCCCAATAAACGTAGAAACACGCATTCTTTTAACATAAGACGACTCCAACTTTAAAGCAGATTTTATAATAGAAACCGTTTCTTGACCACATGTACAATCTAAATCTATAACTCTACCATCTGGCATTGTAGCAAATACACCTTTTTCATAGACTGTATACCACATATCTATAACTTTAACTCGATTCTTATCTGTCCAAGTTCCATACATAAGGTCAGATTTAAAATCTTCAATTTCATCAGTCGGACTATAGAGATGTGAATTTCTATAATTTGAATCTGATAATGTTCCCCATACTTGTTTTATGTCATCTCTCTTATCAGGGAATGCTGCAATAACATCTTCAATATTTTTCCATGCTGAAGTAAATACATATCTACATTCGTCGGCATCCATCCAGGGAGAAGCAAATGCATCCCAATAGATACTGTGCCAAGGATGGTATTTAATTTGTACAGATTCTTTAAGAGGATTAGAGTTATAACCAACTTCTAAACAGCCGAAACCAGCAATAATTTGATCTTCAAATGCTTTCTGTTGTTTTGCCACTCCCTGGTTGGCATCCATTACATAAGCAATTGCTTCACTCATAGTTTGGGATAGCTCATTATCTTCTCTAGTTCTACCCTTTGCTACAAGGTCATTACGGTTTAGAATATAGTAACCGTTAATTAAGTTAATTACGGGGAAGATACGGTTAATTGTTATAGGAGTAATACCTTTAGAAATTAACTTCTGTGCATCTTCGTACTTCCATTGTACATTATCTCTAAAACTATAATCTTCCCACGATTCAGCTTTCCAAGGATTCAGAACACTATATGATTCATAAACCCACGCCAACATCTGCTTAATATCAACCTTCTTAAACATTCTCATATTACAGTATCCCTGAAGTTAGCACGGTTAAACTTCTTTTTTACAACATTTGTTATATGACCTTTATACCACATCATCAAGTATTGAAGTGCATCATGAGGATGTGAGTACTGATTCTTGTCGGCTTTTTCATGATAAGTTAAATCGCCAGCTCTCTGTACCTTCCTAAATTTATAACCACCATTAAATCCTTTACGAAGTACTGGGCAATTCGTACTAACTAAGAGACTAGGTTTACCATCTCTCATCATTTGTAAAAAATATCGTACAGATTCAAATCTAACGTCAGCATCTTGTGTTTGACCTTTAATACAATCTATACCAAGATTAGACAACTCTTTGAATACTGTATTCTCATCTGCTTGAGACTTCTGAACTCCAGCAGGATCACCTACGAAAGTACAAGAACACTTCGGATATTTCCTCAATAAAAGAGGTTTCAACATTGATTCTGTAAACTGTCGAATACCCATCCCTTGACCGAGTATTTCATCTAGTATATGAATAACTCCATTGGGTTGTTGTTGTGAAATAATAGCAGCAGGAGTTAACCCAAAGTCAAGTCCTATAGCTATAGGTTGATCGTCAACATACCCTAAATTAGGAATGCAATGTAAAGAATCCATCCATTGATGACGATAAACTGGATTTCCATCTGTTACATTTCCATATTCATTAGCTAGGTTAACACTAATCCAGTCATTACTCTTACCACCCAACTGGTTAATATAGTAGTTCTCTGGAAGATTCTTGATATTCTCAGCTAAAGGATTTTCAACCCATTTACCTGTCCATTTACCATCTATAATCTCCCTTACTACACCTCCAGGTTGTTTAAAGAACGTCCAACCTTCAGGTTTTTCAATTTCAGCAAGTTCATATAGCCAATGGTCATCGTCAGGTGCGTTAGAATCCCCAAATATACCATGCCACGTAGGATCAACACCACCTGTAGCCATAGAAGGGTAACGACCAATACGAGAGCCAGCCATGTCAAGGACAGCTTTAGAAAGCTCCTTAATCTCGTTCAGGTAAAATCCTGTAGCTTGAGCACCACGTAATTTCCGTTCATCTTCTGCTCTATCAAGGGCGAGGAAGATAACTTCACAATCAACTATAGAACGATCTTGTAGTTTAAATTTTAGATGATGTGTTGGAGGAGTACGTCCACCTTGATGAAACTTCCCTAACATACCTAAGTGGTCATTAGAGTCGAAAACACCTCGCCAATCCTTAATTGTAGTATTCTCAAGATCAGAATAGGTATTACGAACAACAAAAAATCGAGTAGGTCTATAACCACTTCGATTTGGTGCTTGTTCACAAGCTAAATCGAGAGTTTTTAAGATAGAACCTATTGTTTTACCAGAACCTACAGGTCCAGTAATTCCAGAGAATCTACTTCTATCTAGGATATACTGATTTACTATAGTTTGTGCGCTATAGTCTCTCTGTAATACAAACTTACCCATTATTTACCAAACCCTACTTCTGAAGAATTGGTACCATCCAGGATAGAAGCTACTTTCTGATACTGACCACAGAAGTCATTACCATTTACACTAGGGAATCCACTTCTCATTGGTGAAGGATGTAGAGTGTAAGGTGCGTTAATACGGCAGATACCCTGGATTGCTAAAGTCTTATTTACCTTCGTGACTACAGAGTTATCACCTACTTCACCATCATACTTCTTCTGCTCAACAAATCCAGCATATAGAGGATCATACCATACACAAGTTTCGCATATAGCATAGTCATCCCTTTTACCATCGAGGAAAGAACCACACCAATCTTCAGCATTCACAGTTTGGAATCCTCCTTTAACCTGACTCATATAGCCAGATACAGGAGGAGTTTGATGACAGGAACCTATTTCAATAGAGACTGTCTGTAGTAGTCCATCTCTTACTTCTAAACGTGAAGAAGTTTCCTCACGTTTTACATACGCTCGACAGTTTTTACAGATTTGATCTGCTGTTCTATTGTTAGGATCAAGCATCCTTTTTACCTGCCATATTTTGGAATATTACTGTTGCAAGTCCACTATCCTGAGCCAAGTTCTGAAGGTTTTTTACTAATGACTTAGAGCAGAGGTCTTTATATACATTAGCAAGGGACTTCATACCATTAGCATCTACTTGTACGTTCTCTACCATTTCAAGTGTTTTATTAATTAATGCAGACTCCAGACGAGTGATTAACGCAACCATGAGAAAATCCTTCAAAGCTGCATAAACTTCAAGACGTTTGTTAGCTCGTTTAATGATTTCGTCTGATTGTTGGATTACAATGTCTGCATCTGTAGCTTCAATCTGTGTTATATCATTAGAGAAATCCATCTTTGGGATATCTAAGATAGGTTCATTAGGCCACCATAGATGCCAACCTTCTCGATCTGCTTGTGCTCTGATAATGTCAACATTAACTTCGTACTCATCAGCTAGAGTATCGAGGGGAATACCAAGAATTTCATACTGAATTCTAATGAGTGCTGCATTTCGCATTGTAATTTCCTCTTTTTGGTTGGTAATTGATCCACTAACTTATAATTATGATTAAAATTAAATCAAGTCCTTATTTTTAAAAATTTAGAGAATTTTTTTTTAAAAGTCATTTTTATATAAAAGTGAAGTACTGCGTAACCTTTTCCCTGTATAAAAACTTTTTTCTACTGTAAGTTAATTAATAACTTAAGTAGTTGATTTTATATGAGAATACTAATTATGTATCCTAGATTTTTTAGATTGATGATTTTTTCACAGTGAAGTAGTATTGAGGAATACTAACTTAGTATCCTAGATTTTTTAGATTGATGATTTTTTCACAGTGAAGTAGTATATGGTACCTACGACCAGCTAAAATAGCGATTGACATGGGGGTATACCCTCTATTTTATACCCTCCCCCCCATTGATTCAGGGCTAAAGCAACAACAAAAAGATAATAAGCTACCACAAACTACAGAAGAGTAAGACAGTTCAACAGCAGATGAGCTATAGAACCTGGAATATATTTTATATTAATATAGTGAGAAATTGCAGGAAATGAGGGACAGATCAAGTGAGACTTAGTATCATAAGTGAGTCAAAGTCCAGTGACTTAGTATCATAAGTGAGTCATAGTAGAACTGGCATAGTTATTGCATCTATAGTAGAACTGGCATAGTTCTTGCTTAACTATCAACCCTGTCAAAATATTGACAGTCAATAAGCTGACATATTACCCTGAGTTACAAGGTAAGCCGAGTTACAATAGGTGGTAAGTCGTAGACTAAGTAATAGCGTGGGTTTGCGAGGCATAGTAGAAAATGAGTTGCAGATGTGTAACTGGAACAGTAAAGCACCAAGTCAAAATAATGACATCTCTCAGGGTGGCGCATAATTCGCCCGTTTTGAAGTGGAAAAGCAGCAAAATGCGCCTACTTTTTGAGGGTGAGGAAGCATAATGCGCCTTATCAAGATAATTGATGGTTTCAGTGGTTTAGTATCAGTAATATGATGAAAATGATTGAGGGTAAAACAGGTTAAATCAGTACAAAATTTTGTATTTTGGTATAAAATATTAAACTGAGTTAAGTAGTTGATTTTATGTAACAATTCGCAAATTTTCCATTATTGTCATACAAAATATTGAACAATTGCCAAACCATCCAGGAAGATGATTTTATGTAAGTAGCTGAAATAACGTAATAAATTATTTTTCATAAATTGGCACAAGGTATGCAATATAAAAGGTATGAAAGCTGGAATACAAAAGAAGTTTTGAACCAAACAAGAAATAAGGCAAAAACGAAAACTGGCACACTACCTGCAATATAAAAGGTATGAAAGCTGGAATACAAAAGAAGTTTTAAACTAGATTACCTTAGAAAGGAAAAACGAACATGAAAGCATTCATCGAAAAAACCGGACGTTATCAGCTTCAACCCCTTCAATCCCTTTCCTCGATTGTCAATACATCCGCAAAACTTTTGCAGGATGGCAACGATAAACTTGCTTCCTCTATTGGTAATTTCTCGATTACTCCGGTTTTATCCTGCCGTAATTGTGCCGACTGTAAAGATACCTGTTATGCACGATCACCCTATGAGATGCGCGACAATGTAAAAAACCGATGGGATTATAATTTCCAGTTGGCTAGAACCTCGACAGGTCGGCAGGAGTTAAAAAACCGTTTGATTGGCGAAATTACACGATCAAAGGCAAAAACAGCAATACGGATTCACGTTGCCGGTGACTTTTTCAGTCAAGAATATATTGATATGTGGACCGAAATTGCAACAGCTTGTCCAGGTATGACATTCTATAGCTACACAAAAGTAATGGCAATTTTCGATTTTGAAGCGTTCAAAAACCTGCCGAACGTTAACTTGATTAATTCAATCGCTGCCGATGGTGGCAAGAATTACGGCGATATTCACCGAGTTTATGACCTAGTTTGCGATGGTTACGTGGTTTGTCCTGCTACCCTGCCTGATTCACGATTTGGCAAGAAGGGGCTGCGATGTGGTAAAGATTGCAAGATTTGTATGACCGTAGGCAACGAAAAAGTATGTTTCTTCCAACATTAATCAAGATAGTATAGGGCAGGGTAAAACCTGCCCTATATAAAGGATTTTTGCGGTCTACCATAAACCAATATTGTACGGTGATATCATGACATTACTATCGGCACGATTGATTAATTTTGCAGGAAAGAAACGAGACGCCAAGATTGAAATTCCAGTATGGGTGCAAGCTCGACATAGTGAATATTTTAAATTAGCCTACATACTGATCAAATGAAAGATGATACTATAGGTAACTTCCTGCGACAGGCTGAGGCAGCACTCAACACGATTGCAATACAACACGGATTCACCCTGCGTTTAGTTGATGCAGTCAACGGAACATGGTATTTTTACCCTGAAATAGTGGAGAATGACAATGCGAGTCATACTGAACAACACGATTAAGCATTCTGACCGTTACAGTCTGATTAATGAGGGACAAGGTGGTTATGGTGATCCTCTCTATTATCCAACCCATAAGTTTTGTGTGGTCAACGGTATAGATCGAGGTAATGGATATCAAGGATATTTATCAGTAACCTATGCGTTACAACACGATTCAGTACCTAAAGAAGTAAAAGCACGATTGAAAGCGTTGTTGATAAGAAATGGCTATAGTAAATACTTGAGCGAGGTAGCAAAATGAACAGAGACAGACAGTTACGACATATTGCCGCAGATTTACAACTTGATTTAGCCGCTGATATCTTCAAGGATACTGGAAGAAGATTACGCAGAATGCAGGAGAAACTGCGGAAACTACAAAAGGAAGCAAGGGAGAATAGAACATGCTCCAAATAGCGACACGATTGCATCAGTTCAATAGCTGGATCGACTTCTTTAACGGTCCAGATTGGGTAGTTCAACGATATAATGAAGCTTACGCACTAGCTCAAGCCTTGAGGAAACAGTCATGACCCTATTTACACGATTAGGCATTCAGCAGGATGACGCACTTTGTAACACGATTATACGGAGTCTGCAACCCCATATCATCGGGTATCTGGAACATGTGGTTGATAGGCTCCGAGATCGGGCAGGGTATAGCTGTGTCGATATCGCCAAGGATTTGATCAGGTTTCATAGTAGTGACATGATTAAGATGGGACTCCAAGATTGGGATATAGACCAAGAATTCTATAGGGACATGGTAACATACCTGCCGCAGGTTGTCCAAGATAAAATGATCTTTGAGCTATTCCGCCGTAAAAACCCTTTCGAACGGGGGATTGTTGATAAGTGCTTCAGTGGTTTAGTCAAGATTGAAAAGTATCGTACCAGCCAGGAAATGATGCGGTATGAGATCGTTAAGGAGTATATCGAGACAGAAATTTACGAGATGGTCAAGGGATTAATGATTGCTATACCAGACATCCTTGAGTACCACCTTAAGGCTAATACTATGCAAGTTCAAGTTATAGGAGAATGATATGCCTACCTTCACGATCTATAGAGAAGTTGAGAAGAAGTTCAGCCAGATGATTTTTGAAGATCACGATTTACTCAAAACTATGCAAGTATTTACGCAGATGCAGAGTAAACAGTACAGAGACATCTATGTATACTGTACTGATGGTAAGAACCGAGTTAAAATCTTAGGTTAAGGAGAGAGTTATGCGCTATAGCTACATTATTCAAATGGCATCAGTAGAGCACGATGGTTTTGAGACAGTATTCGATAGTAACAGATGTATGGGAGTGCAGACCGCTATCAACATGACCAAGTTGCTCAAGTTTCAAAACAAGGATAGGGAGTATAGGGTCTGCATAGAAGAACAAGATCAACTTGGTAATGTGTTCCTGGCTGAGATAGAAGATCGGTTCATGACAGGTCCAGGTAAGGTAGACAATCCTCAAGATATCATAGTGTATCGGGTGTACAATAAGGATAGGGAAGTGCTCCATGTCTGTGACACTTTGGCTGAGTGTGTCAACTTTATCTATGAGCGGAAGGTAGAATGCGCTTTATACCTCACTGTCTATGGTGGATATCGTGAGAAACCAGTGCATGTGCGAATTAAGGTAGATGAGTTGCTCCTTGATCGTATAGTAGATAAACCACTACCACGATTTCGAGATCGTTGGACAATCGGGTATCAGGTAACTAATGCACGATTGCACAATACGCAACTCCTGTGTGATATCGCACTCTATAGGATCAAGCGAAACTGTCCTGAACGATTGAATTGGACACTGGAAGAAGTGCCTGTACCTAGTGAACATTTCGACTTCGATGACCTCATTAAGTATGAACTAGTTGAACGGGGTGACTCTCCCTTACCATCCAAAGTGAAGACAAGGGTAAAGGTTTGGGATGAGAAATTCGTAGCTGGTCAAAATGATGCTTTACGGATTTATAAGCTCTAAAAAATGAATCCATATGTAATGGGCATCTAATTTAGGCAAACTATCATTATCAGAGCTATTTCGATGAAAAACAAGAAATCATACCAATCGTTCATTTTCTCGATAGTTTCTGTGGAGGGTGACGAAGTATTAGTCACCCTCCACAAAGTTGAAAATAATTTACCACGCCACCTAATCAACATGGTGGTTAAGTTCAGCAGTAGAGCAACCATGGTAGATGATATCACCTTCGCACTAAGGCAGCATATCAATCGTAACTTTGAAGGGGATATTATCATAACAAGTTTACACCCACACTAGCGAACACAACTTAGGGAATGATAGATGAGCAACAATAACCGTACAACCTACGCCTACTCAGTAACAGAGATAACTCTACCTGACAATAGGATGCACTATACCGAGGATCAATTAGGCTCTGCACTGGTCACGATTTATAGTATACGGGTTAATGTACCAACTTTATTGCTGAAATTGAAAATACCAATTCAGGTTAAGGGTGATTTAGCCTTGACTAACATCAGAGCCATAACCCTCAGCTTCCTCATAGAACATGACACACGATTGACTGCGGAAGAGGTGTACAAGCTTGATAGGCTGAGTATAGGAGAGTGTACCACAGACAAATTTAAGGCTACATTACCTCCAAACCTAATTTAAGGGTTGAATAATTACCAATTCGTACCTATAATACTTATGTTAAGGTGAACTAAATGGATTTACATGAGCTAGTCCGTAAGGTAGATGAACGGTATAACACTGAGTTAGTGTGCTGCATAGATGATGATAGCATATGGGATACGGGAGTTAACCTAATTATTGAGTTGACCGAGATCGAAAACCCTAATGAAGACGTTAACACACTGATCAACTATGTGCAACAAAACATATTGAGGAAGGGTAATGGATGATCAATTAGTAGAAAACCAGCCAAAGTGTCCAATTCCAGAGCATTCTATATTGATGGACTCTATACAATCCCTAATTACAGGGATGATGAAGAGTCAATCAGAAGGTGATGCTAGGGCAGTTAACCTCCTTCTGAAGGCGATAGATAGATACTACATCAGAGACGCATCTTGGTCAACTGATTTACTAATTTTTCTTAACAACGATTCACCATTTTTATCACCTCATATAGTGGCAGAAATCATGTACATTTTTACCTGCTATACTGCCATCGAGAAGGGAGTTTTTTATTGTGAACATGAGTATAAAATTCACTGAAAAAGCTCGTGAATCCAGCCAGATGATGATGTTCGTGAGAGTTTTAGTGAGAAACCCTAAAAAATTCTACTCTCACGAACTGTCTCACGAACCTAAAATTTTAACCTAATATATACTACTTAGTTATCTATAGTGAGACTTAGTGAGAGTATATATAAAGTAGTATATGTAAAAGTAAGGTAGTTAGTATAGTAAATATTTTACTTAAGAGAGATTAAAAACGAGGTGAGAGTCTCACTAACTCAAAAAGTTGTGTTGTAAATGGTTGAAGTTCTGGTCATAATTCATAGTGAGAGTTGGAAAATCAAAAAATGGCAAAAGTCTCACGAACTCGACCAAATAGCTGTATTATCGTAGAAATTCGCATTTCGTGAGACTTTTTCAACTCTCACTAACTTAGGTAAGTAGTTGTTTTATATAGTGAAATGTACGATTTCACCAAGGCAAAATTACCACCAAATGAGGGAATATGAAGGTATCAAGTAAAAAAGTCTATCAAGATTTGTCGTTTTTAAGCGACACTATCCCTCTTGAACTTAGAGAATGTGCTCAATGGGTGAAGTGCTACCTCTATGAAGAATCAGCCCAATACGGAAAGGAGAAAACTAAGACTTTTAAGCGTCCTATAGGAGGTGCATCACCTAACGAATATGATACCACATTTGAGGAGGTAATCACTAACCTACAGGAGACTCAATTATTCGGTTTTAAGGTACGTGACGAAGACGGATTCTTTATAATGGACCTCGACCTCTATGAAGACTTCACTCCTGACATCCTGGATGGTATCACAGCAATAACCCACTTACCAGAGAATGTACGTGATCTCTTAATCAAACATCCAACCTATGTTGAATATTCCCCTTCTAAGAAGGGTCTGCACATAGTGTATAAAACAGATAAGACACACTTCAAAAACCGTATAGCACAACCAAAGGAGACAAAAGGTTTTACAGGGTCAGTATTCCTCCGTAATCAATTCATCACTTTCACAGGGTGTAGATTTGATGCAGAGAACACAACCACTGAAATAGCCAGAGTTAGTGCTAAAGAACTGGAAGATGCCATCCTAAAGCCAATAGTGGAGAAACCACACCTTTATGTAGTGGGAGGAAGTAAGTTAGGTATTCAAGATGTTGACTATACTTTCTCAGAAGTACGTCAATGGCTAATGACCATACCTACCAAATTAACTCCTGCATTAGCTAACACCTATAGAGACATCTTCAATAGGGAAACGAACAACTATGATCATTGGCAGATTATGGCAGCAGCAACCCATGCTGCATGTGATCCACTAGGGAAGAATGGAGATGGTGCAGCACTCTTTGATGAATGGTCAGCAAGGGACTCAAGCTGTTACAACGGAACAGATGAAGCAGTACAAAAGTATTATGATAATCCACCTAAACCAGAATCAGGGATTACGCATAGAACGCTAATTAAGCTGGCAAATAGCCTTGAGTTAGTGTGGCCTATCCAACGCACCATTAAAGGAGTACCATACAATTCACCTGTTAACACTGAAATTCAGAACTTTATCTATATGATGGAGTTTCACAACATCACCATAGAGCAGAATGTTGTAACCAAGACCTTCCGTATCTATGGAGAAAAGGAGATTATCAAACGGTACTTTAGCACCTACAATAAGCCTATCATCTTGGATGGTGACAACGCTTATAATGATAGACTATCAATCGAGGAAATCATTCACTTATGCCACTTTATGGCGCAGTCAGAGGGTTTTTCAGGGTTAGGGTACCCAACAGCAGTAACCCATGTTAAATCATGGATTACAGCCAAGAATAGAGAGTACAACGAGATGAAGGACTGGATTAGTGAGAAACCATGGGATGGTAAAGACAGAATGACCAAACTGCTCGATACCCTAACTCTGCAAACCTCTAATCAGTCAGAGGCGATTCTCCACCGTTCCTATATTAAGAAGAACTTAATGGGGATCATAAGAGCACACTATTACGAAGGTGCATATGGTGGAACATCGGGTATTGTAATCCTACAAGGTGGAGAAAATACCTACAAGTCTACTTGGGTTCGACAATTACTCCCTGATGATATGCGGGAGAAGTACCTTGGTGTATCACAGAATGAAGGTAAGACCATTAAAGAGCTACAGATTGAGTTAGGAACATATCAAATTCTCCTATATGATGAAGTTCAATCTATATTAAAGAATGATGATAGTGTAATGAAGAAGTTCCTTAATCAGGAGTATGATCTATATCGACCTTTATACGGCGGTCAAGCGATCAACACAAAACGTAGAACAATCTTCTTTGGTACTACAAATAAGAATAAGTTGCCGATCAGTAAGGATGGATCAAGACGAATTCAAGTAGTAAAAATTAAACAATGTGACACAACGGCTCAAGCACTAATTAACCTTCAACAAGTGTATGCACAACTTCTAGTAGAGTTCAAAAATACACCAGTAAAAGATCAGCCAGGATTGTGGAACCTCAACGCTGAAGAATTGATCATGACCAATGAATCAAATGAAGAATTCAGGGTTGAATCAGATGTTGAAACCTATGTACGTGGAATATGGGACTTCTCCACAACTTTTAACAATAAAGATTTTGAATCTGATAAACATATTGGAGTAATAAAACGTGTATCTGATCGACTTCTCTCAGTAAACAATGTGGCATCTACATTAGCAGCAAAATATGGAGTCCATATAAAACCCTCAGCCCTCATCCATGTCCTCATGTCATTATGTGGAACATGGACAAGCAGCACTTATGATGATAGGGAGTTGTTTCCAACTAAGGGAGCAAAGAGTGATAAAAAACCACCAATCTATGTTAAGGCAGGGAGTGTAAAAAGTTCAAATGGGATGAAGGTATACCTCATGCCACCAAAACACGTTGAGGAAGTTGAAGAGTAATAAATAGGGAATCCATATAGAATAGGGCTTTAATTTCGGCAAACTTCGATTTACAGCCCTATTTCATTAAAAAACATATAATCTCTCTAAAAGGAGCTAAAATGCAAAGTATCCATGACCTAATTCCAGAGTTCAATTATGAGGAAGTTGTTCGACACTTAGCAGGTTCATTTATTACTCGGCCTAGCGAATACTCAAAAAGTATCCTGCTATATGAACCCTCATTCACACCTGCCTTACTCAAATCTATAAAGGAGGCAGAAGATAGGATAGAAATTGATAATATCCATTGCGTAGTAGAATCCACAAGCCTACTATATGGTACGTTCTCTATCCTGGTTGGTCTGTTAATAGGGAAGTTCAAGCAGGGATCAAACGGTAAGTTATGGATAAGACTAGATTATTTCCCTACCTATAACACTGATGAATTAACTATACCAGGATTGAATGATGAGTACACAATTAAGTATGAATGCGGCAGCATTAAAGGTGAAGTTCATGTTTCCAATTCTTAAGGGTGATACAGTACCACTCCATAAAATGATGGATGAGGCAATAACCACACAACCGCTATTAGAGGAACCACTCCATATCTGGCGTGATAACTTCCTAGTTATAGATTGTGTAGAAGAGGTTAAGAGGGTCCATATAGTTTTTAATTATGTATTCTCATCTCCAGTAGGGTTGAATCTGTCATTCTCAATCAAGGATGATAGGGTGTTAATCTATATCCCATCCAGAGAGAACATCATAACCTCAATAAAAAATAAAGTCGCCAAAATTCAACTGCTCGATGACTATTCAGGGAAAGGAGAGTATATCATCACCATAAACGGAAAAAGTGTCGTATTCGGATTAGTCCTTTAATCTATATAGAATGGGCATTTAATTTCACCAAACTAGCAACAGGAGCATCATTTCGATGAAAAACAGAGAATCTACTGAAATTGACTGTTTTTGGTACAATTATTACTGCCTGATATCTGCCGCATTCGGTGGATACCACAGACTAACAACTTACCTACATCAAAATGCATTATGCGACTCCTATATGGAGATCGTAAACAAGAACCCTCAACTCATAGAAGCTGCATTGGAGTTAGGCCAAGACCCTATTGAAGTAATCAAGAAATTACTGAAGAGTTCATCAAGGAGCAATAGATTATGAGCCAAGTCATTATGTGCCTACAGTCCCTATCTATAACTGACTATCTTCAAGTACCTGCGGTAGGTTTGGTAGTTATAGCAATGTGGATCATTGGTAGAAAGCACACTAATAACAAGATAGGATATGCTCTCGGATTTGCAGCACAACCCTTCTGGCTGGCTATCATGATGACCAAGGGTTTACCACTAATCTTACTACTTGGAGTGTACCACACTTTCGCATGGGGAAGACTCTGGTATAATTATGAGTTCAAGAGTGTAACCTATATTAAATGGATGATTTATTATCAATTTAACTATAATGAAGTTATTAAATATAATTATGGAATATCTTTATAAAGGAGAGAAGTAATGGAACAGCTTACCAAAGATAGTATTAATAAACTTGATGAATTAATAATAGCTCAAAAAAGAATACGTTATATGCCATATAGGATATCAACACAAGATATAAATAACATATTTGATGGTGAGACTAATATTGATAACGATATTGATCTACAAAAAGATATTATAGAATATTGTGAAGATTTAGGATACGACATAACATATTTTGAAGATGGGATATTGTATTTAGATTCCTGTAGTGGTTGATAATAGAATAATTTCTCAGTTTGAGAAATATTTAATGTAGAAATCTAATAGATTATTTAGAATTTAAGGAGAGAAGTAATGAAACCAATTACACCTATTGAAGTTCATGCACCATTAGCAAAGAGTATCGTAAAGGATATTAATAGAATTATTAAAAAGTATTATGAATATGGAAAAGTAGTTGTTTTCTTCTCTGATATCGGTGTTGATCCTATGAATATGGAAATGAGGTACAATATTGGTATTAATTATATTCGGGCAGGATGGAAGAAAGTAGAATTTATGATACACCCTTATGATTCTGATAGTGACTATGAAGAGTGGGCCATAATATTAACCTCAGAATTTGCAGATGAATCAGCCTGACTAGCGAAATAATCAAGCAATGTCCTCATCCGGTAGAGCTACTAAAGGAGTAATCTAGTCAATTACTGTAGTGAAGACAACCGGATGAGGGTTTCTTAAGGAGGTTTATATGAAGAACCAAGCTGAACAGTTCATTGTTGACTACATGAAAGAGTATGTCACTAAAAAACAAAAGTATCCTATATGTGGTATAGGAGTTCCTCATAGTAGTTTTCGTATTATTATAGGGAAGATGAGGTATTTGACTACAACAGCAGAATATAAAGGTGAAAGAAACTATAGAGTTAGTGGGTTATCTGGTGTCAATACTGGAATATATGGCACGTCAGAGCACTATACAAATAGAGCATATTTGTATTCTAATTATGAGGTACCAGGAGATAAGTTAGTATTAACCTATAAAAAGGATGATTTTGAAATAGTAATAACGTATAAAAAGGATAATTTTAATATAGTAGATTCTACATATAGTTTCAATATGGATTCAGTAGTAGTGCCTTTACAAACTCTAATAGATAATAGACCGTTAGTAGAAGGGTATAGGAGTATAGGATTGAACAGTAAAGAGATACTTGATAAAATATCGGAGAATAAATCTTCTAAATTTAATAAATTCTAATAGGTGATATTATGCAATCATTAAGTGAAAGATTACTGACTGATGTTGTTGAATTAGGTGATATAAATTTTAAAGGGTATATTATAATTCTAACACCTAGAGAGATTTATCATAGCATTCTTAAACTGAAGTATAAGTATCCAGTTCATATATTGCATAATAACAAAGATGCTCCTTTGTCAGAGATACACTTTCAATCAAACAATACTACAATTGTTATAATAGGAGAAAAACGGAGATTAGATATTACAGTAGAAGTATATAATACTACTAAACAGATTGATCCTAATCATGTATTAGACTTAGGAAATTTTTATTATAGTGCTGATCTTTCACTTGTAGAGGTTAGGGATAATTATACTTTAATTACAAATCTTCAAAATGTAGTATCAGAACCACAGATGATAGTTAAAACAGTAAGGAAGAAAACAACAAAAAGATTTAATAGATTATAAAAGGAGAGAATCATGAAGCAGAAGATTGAAACGTTGATTATTTTGACACAGGTAATGCAGGATGATCTATCATATCTCAAGGCAAATAGAGAATTCAATCCTGAAGTAACCTTCATTGTGCAGAAGTACTACAACACATACCAGAGGATTAAGAGTCTTGTAGATGAGATTGATCTGGAAATTCTTAATAAAATACAGTCAACATCCAACCAGATGAAGACGTTAGTTAGTATCTTGCATGATACTAATCAACAGATAGAGTACTTCTATAATCTCAACAATGATGAACTAAAGAATATTCATGCTGAACTGTCAAAAATTTATGATATGGATAGTAGAATTTCATCCTTGATCACTTCCCTACAGACAGCAGATGAAGAAAAATACAAGGGTTATACAGAAAATGCTGTACAAGACCTTGCAAATATGTTCAAATCAATTAAAGTAATAATTGGACTTGAGCAACCCTACCTTCAAAATTCAGCAACGGTGACGCAATGATATTTTATGAAGATGGTGAGGAACTCAGTGCAGAAGATCAGATTGCTATGGAGAATAAATTCTTCATGGACCTTAAAGAGGTTCTACCCGATGTTGCTGAGTTATACCTCAGTACAGGAAAATGGACCTATGACCCTAAAATAGGATATACAAAAACATGAGTAACTTCGGTTATGCTGTAGAGTGTGATGAACTGACCTTCCCTTTGAGAGTGGATGATAATGGAATCAATAAGGGAGATTATCTTCACCTGAAGATTAAATGTAACATCAGGAACACTAAGTTAGTGAGAATTCTTGACAAAAATGGTGAAGTTGTTGGATTTGCACCTACATCTATAGCCAACTCTCTGGTTGGTATGGCAAACAGCAGTAAAAAACTTGATAAAACTATCAACACATTAGCAGAGGTTACAGAAACACTCCTTGATGTTATGGTAGAGATGGAAGATGAGTTGAGATATGAATTCTAAACAAATTGATATCCTAATAGATATCCTCAACTCGTTAAAGAGACATGCAGTAGTACAGGAAGTTAGTTTACATGACTTCCACATCATCAATAAAGCATTAGATAAGGCATTTAATGTCAAAAAGAAACTGAAGAAAGGTTGACTAATGAAAGAACGAAGGCAGAAAATATCTCATGACGAATTATTGAGGGTTCTTAATTATGAGCCAGAAACAGGTAATTTTTACTGGAAAGTTCCAAGACTTAAAAATAAGATACCTGCTGGTTCTTTAGCTGGAACAACTCGTAAATGTGGTAGAAAACAGATTGGCATAGATAAAATTACATATCAATCTAGTATTTTAGCATGGTTTTACATGACAGGTAAATGGTCTGATATGCTAATTGACCATATTGATAGGGATGAGTCAAATAATAGATTCTCTAATCTAAGGGAAGCTACAAATCAAGAAAATCTATACAATAATAGACACAAAGTAGGAAAGTCAGGATGTAAAGGAGTTTATTGGGATAAAAAACTTCAGAAATGGAGAGCGAGAATTAGATTTGAGAATAAGCATGTTCATCTAGGATATTACTTTAATAAAGATGATGCAATTACTGCTTCAACATCATTTAGAAAAGAGAATCATGGTGAATTTTACTGTGGAGAGTAAATAATATAACTAGACAATTAACAAAAACTCCTTATTATGTAGAGAAATTTATCTAATAAGGAGTTTTTTAAATGGTAAAACATGCTAAATTTAGTCCTTCACAGCTTCCACGTATATTAAGATGTCCTGGTTCAGTACAACTTACAGAAAAAGTTGTAGATACAAAAAATGGTAGTTCTAAGTGGGCTTCTGAAGGTACATGTCTGCACTCAGTTACTGAAGAATGCTTGACTAGAGGTGAGTACAGAGTCCACAAAGGTCTTATCAAGCAGTTTGAACTTAACGAAGATCATATAGGTGCTGTTCAAGCTTGTTTAGATTTTGTTAAGGAGATTGAAACTGGTCTACGAAGGAAGAATGAAGAATTCTATACCCTGCGTGAAACATCAGTCACCATGGCTGGTTATGCAAGAGAATTTAATTGTGAAGAGTTAAAAGATGTATATGGCACCTTGGATTATTGTATAGGTGTTAAAAGTAGAAGACTTCTATACATTATCGACTGGAAATTTGGCAAAGGAGTTGAGGTAATGCCAGACTCTGAACAGTTGATGGCTTATGCAGTTGCCAAATTGAAAGATACCGAATATGCAAGGTCACATTTTGATAAGGTGATCATTGTTGTAGCCCAACCAAGGTTACACCATGATGACAAATTCAAGATGAAAGAATATACAGTTGATGAACTTCTGGAGTGGGCAGAACATCGGTTAGTACCTGCCCTAAGAAACGCTATGCTGGCCTCTCCTACCTTCTGTGCTGGTGAAAAAGCATGTAAGTGGTGTGGAGCTAAGTACATCTGTGAATTTAAGAAGAGAGCAGTCACAGAGGCTGCACAGAAGGTATTTGAAGTTCATGCACGGCTCGATACTGCATCAATAGATGATCTGGTTGGTATCCTCGATAACGCTGATCTATTACAACAGGCTTTAAAAGATGCAAGAGAGCAAATCTATACCCTCCTTTCCAAAGGTGAAGTTATTAAAGGGTATAAAATGGTTAAGGGTAGACCTACCAGAAAATGGAAGGGAGAGGAGGATACAGTACGCTACCTTAAATCAATTGGTAAAACTGATGACGAAATCTACGAGCCGAGGAAGGTAAAATCCCCTGCTCAAATTGAGTTACTCCTTGGTGAGGGTAAGAAAGTAGCTGAATTTAGAGAACTTTTCTTCACTCCCGAAGGTGCCTTGACTATGGTACCTGAGTCAGATCGAAGGGAGGCAGTTACCAAAAATAGTGAGATCGAAAGTAAGTTTGCGAAATATGCAATTTAGGGTTGACTCTATAATGACCCTTACTTATTGTAACAATACTGAATTCCTTGGTACTGAATATGTACGGGTACCGAATGGCACAGGGTACGCATGTGATAACTGTGCATTTGAGGGAACTGAGTTATGCCCTCAAGTTTGGAAGGTATTGGGAGCTTGTGGAGATGATATTTATGTCCAATCGCAAATTAACCCTTGATTTACTATAGTAACGGTTCTACAATAAGGTATATTCTGTGGTTAGTAGTTCAGTAGGTAGAACCTTTGGTCGCTGGTTCAAATCCAGCCTAACCCTGTTAAAAAAGTTATTTTAGCCCTTGTTTTTTATTTCGCAGACCTTATATTATAAACTGTTAAGGAATTCAACACTAAGAAAGGAGGGCAAGTGACAGAAAAAAACAAGCTCTAAAAAAGATGTTGACAGATTTACGATGGTGATAATAGTGTGAGAAAGTAGGGTAGTGTTTCCCATAACAAAGCGGCGAATAAAGAAATAAACGACCTGCCCTACTTTTTCCCTTGCCAAACGATTTTGATAGCTTATAGTAGATAGAAATAGACCTAACTTAGATTAAACTAGATTAAAGGAGACATCATGCAAGTATCCGCAACAATTCAGATTTCTGACTCAATTATTCTTGAAGCAATCTCTTTTGCAGGTTGTAATGGAAAATCCTCTCACTCCCTCTGTTCCACAATTTCAGAATATAATCGTATCGACGGTAAGGTAGTTAATTCCTTAGTTGTTGGTCGATCAGTACAAGATATCGCAGCTTTTACAGGTTATACAGAAGAGGCTATTTACGCTACTATCTACGAATTACTTCGGGATGGTTGCCAAATAGTTTATGAATATCCCTCAAGAGTATGGAGGTTCCAGACCAGATAACCTAAATTAATTCCTTATCGTGGTACCCTCGATTAGGTAGACGATTATAGGAAATATAACCCTACCCAATCATTAAAACAGTTATCGTAGTAAAACAACTTATTCTAGTTAAAGGAGATTTATCATGGCTATTTTGACAACTGAGTGTGTTCTTTGTTTCCCTAATATTTTTTCTCCTATGTTCAAGAGCAAGGACTTTCAGAAAGAAGGTGATCCAAAAGTATATCAGATTACCTTACTGGTACCGAAGTCTGATACAGAAGGTATTGCAAAGATCAATAAGGAAATCGATGCTGCAAAAGCCGCAGGAGTCGAGAAGGGGTTATGGGACGCTAAATCAGCACCTAAAAAATCTCCTCTACGTGATGGTGACACAGATGATGGTGCTCGACCAGAATATGCCGGTCATATGTTCATGATCTGTAAGCAGAATGATCGACCTGATGGACGTTTCAAACCTGTCGCATTGGGTAGAGATGCAAAAGTAACGACAGATACAAAACTGTTCTATCCTGGCTCAATCGTTCGTGCAGAAATTACTGCCTTCCCTTTCAATAACAAAACTAAAGGGATTGGATTTAGTTTCTCAGTAGTTATGTCAATCAAGGATGGTGAGCGTATCGGAAGTGGTGGAAGTTCTGACCTGAGTGCATTTTCCGATTTCGCAGTTCAAGCAGAGTCTGAATCATTTCAGTCCTTTGCAACTGATGGTGATCTGGAATAATCCAAGCTAGTTGGCTAAAATAGGGTACGAAAGTACCCTATTTCTTTCACTACCGAATACAGAAACTGTTTAAGGAGGCACCATGTCACTAGCCAAGTTGAAGGAAGCTAAAACGACTACAGTTCTTGAGGTCTACGCTGATAAAGGAGACACTATAGAGTTCAGGGTAGGTAAGGAAGTTTTGAAGGGAGTTTATGAATCTGTCTATAGACTTGGTGATGTAGACTCCTATAGTAACAACCGTAGATTTATTGCTGTAGTTATTGTTGGTGGTGTTATAAAGTTTATTGAGGTGAGTAGAATTCGGAAGTTGAACGAAGTTCGCATCACTGAATTAATTATGTATCATGATGTAGTTAAGGCACACGGAGGATTATGAAAGGATTTATCAAGTTTCCCTCGATAACAAATCTCCATAGTGAGAAAATGATCAACCACATTATTCTCAATGGGTTTGCTGTTAAAGATATTGAATGGTGTGTACTCCTTAAAGTACATGGCGCAAACTTCTCTTCCTGGATGGATTCTGAAGGTTTTAGATTCGGTCGTAGGGAAGGGTTTTTAGAGGAACGGAAGGATGGTCGTTCTCCACGGTGGAACTTTGGTGGTGCTGACGAAGTTATAGATAAACTCAAGCAGAGAATGCCAGTAGTTTATGAAGGTGGTCAACTGGTATTTTACGGTGAGTTGATCGGCGGTAGCTATAACCATCCTGAAGTTGAAAGAGTACCAAATGCAAAGAGAATTCAAAAGGGTGTTGACTATTGCCCTCATAATGACTTCTTCCTCTTTGATATAACGCAGGATGGACAGTTTCAGGATCATGACACTATAGTTAAAGTAGGGAAGGAGTTAGGTATTCCATATGCATATTACCTTCATAGAGGTGCATTTGAAGAATGCATTCAATACTCTAATGAATTTTCTGATCCTCTACATAAATTATGGGGATTACCTGAAGTAGCAGATAACATCTGTGAAGGTGTAATAGTAAAACCAGTTAAACCATTGTTCTTTAGTGATGGTAGTAGAGTTATCCTGAAGAATAAAAATGAGAGATTTAGTGAAAAGACTAGAACTCCTAAACCTTTACCAATTTGTGATGTACCAGATGAGTATTTAGAGTTGACAAGTGACCTTTGTTCTTTAGTAACTGAGAATAGATTACGCAACATCCTATCTCATGGTATAGAAGTTAAAGATCATAAAGGTTTTGGACCTTTGTTAGGTGCTCTAGTTGTTGATGTTTTATCTGAATTTGAGGTTAACCTCGATAAGTTTGAAGCACCCATCCAAAAAGTGATAAAGAAGCAATTACAATCAGAAAGCAGTAATCTGATACGTAAGCACTTCATCAATATCTTAGAGGGAGAATTCTAATGGTATTAGAATGTACAGCAGTTGAACATGAGGATTCACATTTTACACCTAAGAAACTCTATCCCGTACAGCAGATTTCCGATATCCTCTGGATGGTAACTTGTGATAAAGGATGTCAGAAGTACTTAAATAGAGAAGGGAATAGATTTATAAGTGGTCAATTCCCTCACTCTGCCTGTTCCTGTAGTTTGAAGGAGGTATGAAATGGAGGATGATCAAGCATTCAAGGCTGATTCAGGTAAACCACTTGCAGGATGTATCAAGGAATTTAATCTTGCACTGATGGAGGTAATTAAGGTTTCTACTTTTGGAGCACAGAAGTATGAAAGGGGTTCATGGAAGAAAGTACCGGATGGTCGGCAACGATATGAAGATGCTTTATTTCGGCACCTTCTCCAAGATGGCATAGATGAAGAGTCTGGTTTACCACATTCCTCTCATGCCTTATGGAACTTAATGGCGATAATTCAACTAGATCAGGAGGGAGATTGATTTACATAACATTGTTCTTAACTATGGCATTCTTTCTCTTCAATAGGTCTATAATTTCTGTTTTAGAAAGGAAGATTCTTAATAAACCAAGTGACAGTAATTTAAGAATTCTATATAAGTTTATCAATTATGATAGAATATTTGTACTAATCCTCGTCACTATATTAACAATTCTCATTTTTACAATATAGGGAGGTAGGTATGCACGTAATTACAGTCTATAATGGTGATCAACTTCTACACAATGAATTACATACTGATACAAATACAGCATGGTTTCAGTTTGAATTGTATTGTGCATCATATATGCCAGATTGGAATGAACTGCTAAAAGACCAACCAGATGAATTTGTAGAAAACTGTAGTATTAAATCAGGGAATATATCAGCAACATTTAAAACAGTAAGGTAACGCAACAGTTACAAGGAGCAGTATGGAAAAGTTATACTTAGATTTCGAGTCCTATTCTGAGTGTGATATTAAAAAACGTGGTGGTGCTAATTATGCTCATCACCCTTCAACAGATTATGTTTGTCTGGGATGGTCTTTCAATGACGAACCTGTTTACCTCAACCATTATCGACAACCTAAACCTGAAGAACTGCTGGACCGGATCACCCCTGAAACCCTTGTGTACGCACATAATGCTACCTTTGATTTCAGAATTTGGAACTTGGTCATGGTGCCTAAGTATGGTTGGCCTAGATTAAGAATTGAGCAGATTGTTGATACTATGGCACTCTGTCAGCGATTTACCCTGCCAGGATCATTAAGTGGTGCTGGTGGAGCATTGAACATAGAGAAGGCCAAAAGTACCGCAGGGACGCTATTAATCAAGTCCTGCTGCTGCCCTACTAAGAAGGGTGAACGACCACACTTACTGACAAAGGAAGAAACTGCTGAACTGACAGGTAAGAAGGTAATCGAAAAACAGCAGGAACTCAATCAAAAGTTTACTGACCTGTTTGATTACTGTATTCGTGACGTTGAGGCAATGAAGGAATTATGTAATATCTTGCCTATGGATACTCTACCTGGAATAGAGAAGAAAATTTGGCAAATTACCTATGAAATCAATGAACAAGGGTTGCCAATTGCTTTACATGAAGCAGTTAAAATTCGTCAGGAAGTGGATAATTATACGCAACAACAGTTACTTACAGTACCAGCCATGGTGAATCATGCCTTTGGTAGCATCACACAGACTGCGAAGGTTAAGGAATGGTGCCACTCTCAGGGAGTTATGATCCCTGATTTGACTAAAGATACTGTGGAAAAGTGGGTAGCTAAACAAATTAATCCACTGGTAAAACAGATTTTGAAGTTACGGCAGGAGTTAGGTAAGACCTCTACTGCCAAATATACCAAACTGATTGATCAGGCTTTTGAAGATGATGGATATTATAGCATTAAGGATGTTCTCGCTTATCATGCCGCAGGTACAGGAAGATGGGCAGGTAGAGGATTCCAAATGCATAACCTGCCAAGAGCTACCCTCAAAATTCATAAGGGTGCTACTTCGGCAGAGAAGGAGAAGATAGTAGAGGCTACCATTCTTGACTTTATGAATGGTACCAGAGTTCCTAACCCTACCGAAGCTGCCAAAGCGTTGATCAGACCAATGATCAAGGCACCAAAGGGATGGCAGTTAATTGTAGCTGACTATAAATCAATTGAGAATCGCGTCATCTCTTGGTTGGCTGGTGACTTTAAAACTCTTGATATGTTTGTTACTGGATTAGATCAATATACTGAATTAGCGGCTCAATATTTTGGTGTTGATTATGATAAGGTAGATTCTGATCAACGACAAATGGGTAAGCGTATGGTACTTGGTGCGCAATTTGGCATGGGCCAGAAGAAATTTAAGGAGAATTTCGATTCTGAAATGAGTTTACCGAAGTATAACCATTTACCACCGGCAGAAAGGGTAATTTCCCTTGAGGATGCTGATAAGGCAATCAAGACCTATAGAGCACGATATCATGAAATTGTGCAGATGTGGTATGGTTTGAGTAATGCTGCAAAGAATACTATAGAAACTGGTGAACGGTCAGAGTTTCGTGGTATGTATTTCAATATGTACCGGAAGTTAGGTAGAAATTGGTTATTTATGAAGCTGCCCTCTGGTCGGAACATATTTTATCTTAACCCCCGTATAGAATATGGATTGATTCCGGGGTATGAAAGTATGGGACTTAAGCCAGGGATTAAACATGAGGGTTTTAACTCATATAATAGGCAATGGACTCCAAATATTAGCCTTATCCCAGGACGTATAACAGAGAACTGTTTGGCTGAGGGCACAAAAGTTTTCACAGATAGAGGATGGATTAATATTGAGGATATTGACACATCTTATATGGTACATGATGGATATAATTTTGTGTCTCATACAGGTCTTATTGATCAAGGCGAGCAGTATTGTTTACAATTAAACGGAGTGTATATGACTCCTGATCAAGAGGTTTTAAAAGATAATGAAACATGGTCTACTGCATCACAATTCAAAGGACAGAGTGGGTCAGAGTATTGGAGACTTAACAGTTCTATCCTATCACTCATCAGTAGAGAAGACAGGAGTAATGTGGCTACTCCAATGCAAGTGTGGAAACACCTGTGTAAGAAATTGGGCAGATTTATTAAAGAAAGAACGAAGGAATGTACTACCAGCGAATTGTGGATGCAGGAGAATAGAATCGCTGGAACGGAGGTATGTAGGAAGGGAGCTAAAACCAAATTCCAAATCCCCACTTTACAAACCTTACAATGTATGGAGATCAATGATAGCTCGATGTACTCTACCGACTCACCAAGCTTGGAGAAATTATGGTGGAAGAGGGATTACAGTTTCGGAAGCATGGCTAAATTTCGAAGTTTTTTGGAAGGATATGGAATCAACATATCAGTTAGGTCTTTCATTAGAAAGAAGGAACAACAATTCAGGATATTCTGTAGAGAATTGTTATTGGACGACAAGAAAGGTACAATGCAACAATACCAGAAGAACAACATGGATAACTCTTTCATGGGGAAAGATGACTGCATCCGAAGTAAGTCAGAAGTTCAAGATTCCACGCTCAACAGTTCATTACTGGATTACAAACGGGACTATAGAAGGACGTTTGATATCACTAATGCAGGACCATACCAAAGATTTATCATTAAAGGAGAGAATGGACCTTTTGTAGTTCATAATTGTGTACAGGCTACTGCAAGGGACATTATGGCTCATGGAATGGTAAACGTACACCAAAATATGCCAGAGATCAAGCTTATTGGTACTGTGCATGATGAGATTATGGGGATGATTCGGGAATCTGATTTAACAGAGTCTACCTATGATAACTTTGTAACTCAGTTGTGTGATATACCATGGGCTAAAGGTATTCCACTTGCAGCAGATGGATTTATAGCAAAACGATATAAAAAATAAGGAGATTACCATGAAACAGAAATTCCCTATTAGAGAAATTGGTCATCGGTTTGGAGAATGGACAGTATTGAAATATCTTGCCGGTAAAGATACAGGAGCTACTCATAATAAGTATCTCGTTAAGTGCTCATGTGGTACTGAACAAGAGGTAACAGCTAGTAACCTTGAAAATAAATTATCAACCAAGTGTAGATTGCGTTCTGCACATGTTATTACTCCTAAAGTAGTTGAGGTTGAGGAAGTAGAGGAGGAAATAATTGAGGAAGTTGAAGTAGAACCAACTGTATTTGAACCTAAAGTAGAAACATATAATGAAAATATAGAAGTTAAGTACAATAGTGAGTATATGTCTTATAAGGAATTTCATAAACGGTACTGTCCGAGGTATGAAAGTTTGGCAGGAGTGATTAATGCATTGAAGAGTGGTACTCCCCCTGAGAGGATTGTTAAAAACTATTTTAACTATACAAAACGGAAGGGTTTAGTATGAAGAACTTCATGGATGTTATTAATGAAGTAGAGATTTCTAACACAGAATCCTTCATTATTGAGCAACGTATGTCAGGGTGGAATAAAGTAGCAGATATACTCTATAACGATGATATTAACGAGACAAAATTACTGGCGATGATTAAAGTAGAATGTGCAACTTCCCATAGAGAGCAAATTCTAAAACGGTTATATTCTAGGTATAACAGTCTTCGCAAAGTCAGAGAGTTAGAGGAATTAATACATGGAGTCGGAAAAAAGCATTGAGAAGTACCTCAAATTGCAAATGCAAAAGATAGGTGGTGATTCATATAAATTTGTCTCACCACAAAGAAGAGGTGTACCTGATCGCATATGTATTTTTCCTGATGGAACCATAGTATTTATTGAGGTTAAATCTGAAGGTGAGGTGTTACAGCCTCACCAAGCTAGAGAAGCTGAAAAAATGCGTAACTTGAATTTGAATGTCTCCTGGGTGGATACAAAGGCTAAGGTAGATTCAATAATCAACAGATTTAACAGGTAAGAGTATGTGTAAAATTATTCCCCTTGAAATGCGAAACTTTAAACAACACATTGATAATGAGAAGAAGATAAAGACCATCATCATAGATTGTTACCATGATGAATGTAAACCATGTAAACAAATCCAACCAATGGTGGACAAATTAGCTGATGAAGTTGAGGGTAAAGTAAAGGTACTCTCCCTCAACACTAAGGAACAGCCTGGACTTGCTAATTCTCTATTTGTACGAGGTGTCCCAACCTTCATTAAGTTAGAATGGGGATATGAGGTAGATCGTATAGTAGGGACAGTAGGCGAGGCTAAAATGCAAAAATTCTTTATTGGGTAATTATGTTTGCAAAGAACTTTATTGAAGTATTTCGGACGATGCAGAATGCGGCACATAACCTTGCTAAAGAAAAAGGATGGTGGGATAAACCTAGAGAAGATGGAACAGTTATTGCACTAATTCATACTGAACTTTCTGAGTTAATGAATGCCATCTGTCGTAAAGAGGGTAATAGTAAAGTAATTACCTTCAGTAAGGAAGAAGAGGAACTGGCCGATGTTTGTATACGAATTATGGACTTTGCAGAACGTAAAGGATACCGACTTGGTGCAGCTATATTAGCAAAGCATGAGTATAACAAAACTCGTTCATACCGACATGGAGAAGATTGATGTGGTGGATCATTGTTTTAGTTTTGGTGATTTTCCCATTTCCCTATACTGTATTGAGAACTCCTCAATCAGGATGGGATTTAGGGCTTGATATTATGGCAACCTTCCTAATCTGTTGGGGAGGTGCCATAGGAACCATTATAGGTCATTTTGTGAGGTAATATGTTATGTCCTAGTTGTGGAGCACCTACCATACAAGAACCTCATGAAAATGCCAGAATATGGTGTCCTCTCTGTAACTTTGAGGTTAAAGAAGAGGGTGATGATGGTATAGTAGTAGATTTCGGCAAATTATATAGAGATTGGCAAGCTAGTATTCCCTTACGTCAACCTATTATTCTACGAAAGAAAGGAGAACCAGTTAATTATGAATGGTAAACGAGCTAAACAACTGAGGAAGGCTGCAAAAGCAACAGTAGATCATGCAGTTCAGCGTAGTCAATCATCCTGGATGGTAGATCAGGCAACTACTGATAAAGCCAACCAGATGATTAAGCAAATTTATAAAGGTAGTAAAAAACTTTACATGGCGCAGAAATGAAACTGTACGAATACCAAGAAGCTGCATTAGCCTTTGCCTTAGACAAGAAGGCATCATACATGGCTATAGATATGGGTTTAGGTAAGACTGCTATAGCTATTGCATGGGTTAAGCACTTATTGAATTCGGGAGCGATCAAGGGTGTGCTAGTGTTGGCACCCTTGAGAACTGTCTACGCTACTTGGCCTGATGAAATAGCCCAATGGTCAAATTTAATATACACTATACTACATGGCAAGAAGAAAGATAGTAACCTTGCTGAAAAAGTGGATGTGTACATAATGAATTATGAGGGATTACCCTGGCTCCATAAGGCTTTACAGGGAAAGAGAGTACCCTTCGATGCCATCATTATAGATGAGGGATCAATGGTTAAGGCACCAAATACCCAACGGTTTAAAGTGTTAAAGAGTATGCAAAACCTCTTCCCTAGCTATAAAATGGTCCTGAGCGGTACACCAGCACCTAACTCCCTGCTTGATTTATGGTCGCAGTATTACCTACTTGATCGAGGTAAGAGATTAGGAACTGGAATAACTAAATACCGGCAGAGCTATTTTAATCAGATGGATCGTGACGGTTATGTATGGAAAATTAGGGAAGGTTGTGGACAGATAATCAAGGATGCCATTAAGGACATAACTTTCAGACTGGATGGTAAAGACCACTTAAAAATCCCTGAGAAGGTGATCAATACTATACCTATACGACTTCCTGCTGGACTAATGGAGAAGTATAAGGAACTTGAGGTAGACTTCTTTACTGAATTGGAGGATGGCACTACAGTAGAAGCTACTAACATCATGGCTAGGTCTGCTAAACTTCGGCAGTTTATGCAGGGTGCTTTATACACCAATCCAGCCAAGTATGAATATATGGAGCTACATCAGGAGAAACTTAACGCACTAAAGTCACTGATGGAAGAGTGTAGTGGAAAACCTATCTTATGTGCTATTCAATTTAGATTTGAATTAGATATCATTAAGAAGGCATTTCCAAAAGTAAAGATTATTGCAGGAGGAACTCCAGCAGCTACAGCACAACAATATATTCAGGAGTGGAATAGAGGTGAGATTCCTTTGTTATTATGTCATCCAGCATCAATTGGTCATGGAGTTAACCTGCAAACCGGATCGAATATTATATTATGGTATGGAATCTCATGGAGTTTGGAACAGTACTTACAGTTTAATGCAAGGTTACATCGTAATGGACAGAAGGAATCTGTAATAATCCATCACCTAATTGCAGACAAAACTATTGACAGAGTAATATTTAAAGCATTGAACACAAAGGGATTCAATCAAACGGATTTATTAGATTACTTGAAGCAGTATACCAACTATTAGGAGGTAATTATGGAAGATATGTTTAGATTTCATATGCTTAATACAGCGAGGTTATGTTCCTGTATGTCACCTGATCCATGGTCTAAAGTAGGTGCTACGGTGTTTGATGGAGAAGCTATAATCCATGGCTATAATGACTTCCCTGAACACTTGAAAAACCATCCAAAGATGACTACAGATAGAGCATTCAAAAATGAGTTTGTGATCCATGCTGAGATTAACGCTCTACGGAATGTCAAACAGGCCAGAATGATTGCTATTTATCCTTATCGACCCTGTGGAAACTGTCTTAATCGTATTATAGAGTGTGGGATTAAGCACATTATTACCCTTCCACAGGTTGAACGTACCCCAGGAGCAGGGGATAATATCTATGAAGTTGCCGAAGCAAATGGAATAACCTTTCACTTTTTGGAGATTTGATATGATCAACAATATTGAAGAGTTCTTGAAGGTTGGTAGTTCCCTTGCTATAGCAACTAAGATGCCATATCATACTGAAGTAATCCATAACACAGTTAAAATCCTTAGAGTTCCCAATGGATGGGTATACAACTCTACTTTTGTTCCAGAATCTGGATTAGACCAGAAACTGGTTAAATTTTCTATAGTGTATAGAGAGATTGAGGTCTGTATTGATACCTTCTTCACTAGGAAAGCAGAATTTCCAGTAAAGAATATCAACTATAATATTATGTTTGAATCACAGATTGAGAGATTAAAGGATTTACTCCATACTCACTTTAATCTAGTTAAATATAGAGAACTTGTATTAGAACATTTCTGTATTACTAGACATAGTGAGCCTAAACTCTTTACTATTCTACTAGGAGATTGATATGGAAGGATTAGTATTGTATGAGGATAAGCAATTACAAGACGTTTGTAGAAGTTTATATCACTGTAAATCAGATGTTATATCAGTTAAATTATATGGAAAAACAATATGCTTCAAACTCCATATAATGAGAGACGAATTGAGAGACGATATAGTAATTTTCATAAATACTATGATCTTCAATGAATTTGGTAGTAGTGATCTTAGTAGTACTGATAGATGGAATACTATGTTTCTCCAGAAGGTTGACGAAAATAATAGGGTATGTATAGAGAAATTAAGAGGTGAGGAATTCAGACATAAAGTATCATTCAGAAATCCATCAGGGATTACCTATAATGATCTGAGTTATGCAGTCAATGATTTAGTTAAGTGTGCTATTAAAGCTATTATAGATAAAGGGTACTTCAAGAAGTCTAAGGTGATGTGGGAGTTTAGAAATACTGACCTTAAAGATCATGAAATTGATCTATACCTTCCCTACTTTAGAACTCATATCTGCAACACTGATAGAGATAAGCAGTACCTTTTATACAAGCTGAGAAACCAGCCTCAGCCATCCAAGAGAACAACTAGATTTTAAGGAGAGATTATGTTTTCCAAATTAAGAGGTAAGACAGTTATCTCTATCGAAGGTGGGTTAGGTGATTCAGCAATGAAACTATATACCCTGGATAGTTTGGTATTTGAATTATACCATGATCAAGACTGTTGTGAATCTGTCAGTATTGAAGATATCTGTGGTGATCTATCTGATTTACTCTTCAGACCTATACTTAGTGCTGAAGAAGTAGTTAGTAATGATAACCCACCTACTACAGGTTCTTACTCTCCAGATAGTTTTACTTGGACATTTTATAAACTATCAACTATAAAAGGTTCAGTCACTATCAGATGGTATGGAGAGTCTAATGGCTATTACTCAGAATCTGTAGATGTATCAATTGAGAGAGTAAAAGAGGATGAATTTAACAGAGTAATTTATGGAAGTTGTAAGGCAGTATTTCCGTACTTGAATAAGAATGAAATATTATCTAGTCTACCTCTGTTAACCTCCCTTATTCAAGGAGGGTTCAACCTCGATAACTCTGACAGAATTATAAAGCAGGTCAGGAGATCAGAGTCAAGAATTTCAACTAGATTCTAAACTAGAAAAGCCCTCGAAAGAGGGCTTTTTCATGTGATTTACTAACTTTTACTGAAATAACACTGATAATGATAGTTTGCCTAAATTAGATGCCCATTCTATATGGATATCCCTAAATAGACCAAACTTATGATTAAGAACCCTATCAGCGCAATCTTTACAAGGGTCAGAAATCTACTTACCGACACAGCTTTTTAAGTACGGCAGGGAGATTATAGGTAAGGAAGTTTTCAACCTGCTCTCTTGTTTCAGGGTGCAAAACCATTCTTTCTTTATTTAGCTCATACCACTCCTTAACTTCCCACTTACCTGTTATAGCCATTCCAGCACCTAACCAATCACTTATCATCTCATTCACAAACTTGGTTGGCATCTTTAGTGGTCGAACTACACCACAATCCTCTATCAATACCCAATATTGCCAGTGATGCTTATTCTGCTTCTGGTGGCTATTCCAGGCGAAGTAGAATTTATCTGATTCACAGTATTGATTACTCCCATCCTCTGTATAGAATGTTTCCGCATAGGGGAACCACTCAGTAGGGGAGAACTTGCTCATATCATGGGCTAGTGCAGTTGTGACAGCACATTTGCCCTCTATAGCTACTATAGCCTTAAATACAAAGTATTTGTGCCTAAGCAGGTATTTTAGGTAATTTACGTGTCTCATACGATTCGTATATAATTTTTCACTAGAGAAGGATTACGCATTTTGCGCCATACACCATCACCTGAAGTTGAATCTCTATCACCTTGTCCATTGGTATTACCCTCGATAGTTTTGATAGGATACTTAACTGATACCTGATCTTCTACCACCAATCCAATATGTGAGAATTCAAACACTACAAAATCTCCTGCCTTAGCAAGTTGAGTAGGTGGAAGAACCTTCAACCCTTTCTTAGTTGCCCATTTAGTCCAACCAAATGCAGAAGCATCCTTACAACGCCATTCTTCCCCACTTTTTGCATTTAATTTAAGTTGGGATAGTAAGGTAGCATCTTTCAAAGCTTCTTTAAGAATCCAGCAACAGAAGGCTGCACACCAAGGCCAAGCTCCTGGGTCTAACCAAGTGGATTTCTGATATACTTTAATTCGTTCACCAGTATTATTCTTACCTACATCTTCACGTACACCAACTTCTTTATTTGCGGCAGCAACTATAACATTCATGCGTCATTTCTCCTATGACCAAACCATGCAAAACAACCAAACCAAAAAACTCCCATATACATACAATAAGCTTTCCACTTCGGTATTTTATTTTCAACCAATAATTCATAAAACAATCTATCAGATTCTTCTTTACTGTAGAATCCTGATTTATATAGATAGTCATGAACTACAGCAGGATAAGAAGCTTTTCCATTATTCGGAAATACCCACTTCATCCACCATCTAACAGAAGCTAAATCAGTTAAAAAACCTTCAGGAACAGTAAAGTTGAATTTACCTCGTTTAACTATAACAGCTTCATGTAGTCTCCATTCACCATCATTTTCAGTAGCCGTTAAGGTTGGGTATATTATATCACTCATCGTTCCTTCTCCCTATGGTCTGAGATATGAATTTAATCTTGTTAATTATGCACTTAGCTATGATCTCAATTATTTCAGGAGAAGCATACCCTGCGGCACTTACTGCAATGATCATAAGTCTTTCTGAAAGTTCATAATAGATGCATATTTCACCAACCATGTAGCCGACGAACATAGCTATAACAATCTTTATTAAACTTGACTTAAAATCAGAATTTTCTCTACTAGCCCAATCTTTTAACGTTCGCACTAACCCTCCAATAAAACCTATACAAGCAAGGGTTAGTGCTATAGTAACTTCATTGATCTTCTCACTCATTTTACCCATACCTCTTATATGTTTGTTCTTATCCATAACTAATTACATAGTGTATGAGTAAAAGTATTATCATCCAGGGTAACGTGATACAGCACATTAATTGTACAATTAATTTCCATACCATATACACTCTTATAGAATTAAGATATTTACTACACTTTATTTTCTATTAGTCTTGTAGTATTTATAAAGATCATACAGTCCTAGCGTATTGTCAAGCTTTTCTTTTATTCTACGTGTTTTATTATATTCACTTGCCTTCCTATTGTAGTTATTTAGATCAGCTTTATATTTATCCTTAATTTCTTTAGGAATATCTTTAAAGGTCTTATACCTCTCTAAATCTACTGCTGCACGTTTCTTGATTAAAGTAGCCTCCTTTGCTATTTCATCATGTCTCTTCTGGTAAGAGTAGAATACATCCTTCTTTATACCAGTTTCAGCACCTGAGATACTACCCAGGAGGGAAAGAACAAAATCAGATTTAGCACCTTGAATCTGTTTTCCATCAAGCTTCATTGGTGTACCTTGTTTAGTGGTAACGCCCTCAGTCAACTCTCTGTATGACTTCAAGGCTGGTCTTATCGCCAATGGTGCTGCACTTTCGAATGCTCTATCATATCTACCTTCATTTAAGTATTTAGATGTATCAGTTGCCAC